TCCTTGCTTCTGCTAAGAAGTGGTTTACCATTTGCAAGCTTGACTCTAAGGACCCCATAGGTGATTTCATCCTTGGTGTCCGTAATAAGATTAAGACCTTCCCAAGGAGCATCTGTGACTTGGTTAGGTTGTTCAGTAAGCATTATGGTTACTGATGCACCATCCGGATAGTTCTTTGTATCTGCATGGTTTGCTTCATTAAAAGCGTAGCTGTAAAAAAATAATGTGTCCATTTGTTTTTTGTTTTAGTTAATAATTAATGGGGGCCACAGTGGGCCAGGTTTAAGCTGGGGAGCAGAACAATAGAACCTTATCACAATGCCAAACACACAATTTTTTACCAGGGGGGATAAAATTTTTAAATAATTGGTGGGGGGATTAGTTGATGTTTTGGGATAAATTGGGTATATTATTGTATAGAGATGTTTACTTAATTTAAAACACATGGAAGAACCTAATGAAGAAAATCATGAACTTTCTAAATTAACTGAAAGTGAAATCTTAATGTTAGAACAAGAGTTATTGACTATAGCATATCAGAACTCTTATCTCCTTATAACTAATAAGACTACCTTTGAGGATCTATTAGTTCAGAAGCATAAAAGTGGTAACTCAGCTATTTTAGCTCATGACCCTCATGCTGATTTAGAATTAACGGAAGTAGAAAACATCATTGACCATTTCATACAATTGGAAGAGTATGAAAAATGTCAAGAATTAAAACTTGTAATGGATGATCAGTGTAAATGAAATCTGGGATAAGAAAGAAGGTAGAGGAGTTTGGAGTAAAGATCCCAATGATGTAAATAAATTGTACGGTGAAATTACAGAAATGGGGGCTATAGATATAATAGATCTTTTTAAACCCACAAAAGATGATGTAATAATAGATATTGGATCAGGTGTAGGAAGATTATGTGCTCATTTAGCCGTAGAAACGGATGCAACCGTTATAGGCGTTGAGCTTTCTGAAATTAGACACCGTGAAGCCGTAAGAATGTTTGGAGAATATGGTTTAGATAATTTAAGATTCATTCATGGAAAGTATCCAATCTCATCAATAAAGAAAAAACCAACAATGGTTATAATTCATGGTTGTGGATTTACACGGGAAAATGCAGAAACAATATGGGAATCCTTACCAAAGGGGTGTAAGGTCATACATAACGTACATAAAACTAAAATTTTTGATAAGTTAAAAGACAAACAGAAAATTAAAATAGGTGTTTCATACCTTAAACTTTCTGGTGGTGCTTTTAACTATGGTATTAAATAATTATAATATGGAAAATATTCCTGATATAGTAATAGCGGCCTGGATAGTGGGTGCAATCGTAATACTTTATATTATTACTGAAAAAAGAAAATAAATTTAATAGGCTAAACTTTTAGTATTTAAACTTATTTTATATATATTTGTATTGTAACAATTATATTAATTAAAAACCAATATTATGGAAAAAGTTGTTGATAATGCAGAAAAAATGCAAACAGAAGCTCCTGAACTAACGCCAGAGCAGTTAGAAGAAAGAAGAGCGGAAATTACTAAATTTTACAAAGACAATATCAAGCATTTAAAAGTGCAATTAGAGTATGAAACTCTACTATGTGATATTGAAAAAAGAAGAGCAGAAAGAACGCAAGCTCAAATGTTTATGGTACAAGCACAAGCTGCAGCCAATGGGCAACAAAACCCAAATGCAGAGCAAATGTCTGAAGAATTTGAGCAAGCAATGAAGAAGGGGAGAACCTTAAAACGCCAAGACTAATGAAAACTCTAAGGCGTGGGGACCGTGGAAGTGATGTAATAAAGCTCCAAAGGTTTCTGGGGATTGATAAAGATGGCATCTTTGGTCCTCAAACTGAAAAGAAAGTTAAAGAGTTTCAATCTAAATATAACTTAACTGTTGATGGAATAGTAGGTGTAAAAACTTGGAGTGTATTAGAAGCTACAGCTGTTAAATTGGGTGATGATTATTGTGATAGTGGATACTGTCAATATTCTCGTCAACAAATTGAAGATGCAGTTAAAGCAAAAGGATACACTTATTTTAAAAAAGATTGGCTATTAAATATAGTAGGAATTAGAAACTCTAAAACAGAAAACAGACTTACTAATCTATATGATGATCTTATGACTGTTTCTTATTTAGATAATGGTCATATGAAGTATCATTGTTGGCCTATTACAACAGATCCTGGTGAATACTGGATAGATCATCCTATGAATACGGATGGATGTGCTATTTTAGTACCAGGTCAATACATTAAAACATATAAAATTACCAAACACCTTGGAAAATATGATGCTTTATGCCAAAGAGGTGGGAGGGTAAGTGTGTATCGTGATGGCAACCGTGATGATATTTATAATCATGATCCTGAAACTGTTGATGTAGGATACTTTGGTATTAATATTCACCGTAGTTCAGCGTATAGAAAAGGAAGCTACATTAATAAATATTCAGCAGGGTGTCAAGTATTTTCTGATCCAGATGATTTTGATGATTTTATGTCATTAGCTAGAAAATCAAAAGAAGCTGGTTATCCTTGGTTTACTTATACCCTTATTGAATCTAAAGATATTATATAATGGCACTTGTAAATAAAGTAGATAAAAGAATCAAAGTTACTGTTAATGATGCAATAGAGTATCAGATAATGACTCATTGTTTTTTTAATAATATTCAAATTAGTAACTCTGATCTTAAATGTTTGACCCAATTAGCTAAAGACGGTGAAACAGAACTAACTCTTTTTTGTAAAAATATAGCGGTTGTGGACATATTTAAAAGTCCACAATCTGCTAGAAATGCTATAACTAAAGCAGCTAAGAAAAATTTAATTACTAAAAAGGGAAAGAATAAAAAAACAATTTGTATCAGCAAAGAATTAAATATTCAAACAGATGGTACAATACTTTTAGACTTTAAAATTTTAGGATATGAACCCCAAAAAGCATAACACTTTTAAAGAGGATATTGCTAAAGAAGTAGGGGTCCATCCTGATGTGGTAGATGCATTTATTACTTTTTATTATGGAAAAGTAAGAAAAAATTTATCAGATCTAAATTGTTGTAATTTACATTTAGATGGATTAGGTACTTTTTCTTTAAGAAAGAAAAGATTGGAAAATAAAATTAAACGTTATAAAAGCATATTAGGCAATTTAACAAAAATGACTTTTGGTGGATATGATAAACATGTTGCAGTAAAAGAAAAGTTAAATAATTTAGAAAATGCTTTAAGTTTAATTGAAAAAAATGAAAAAAGAAAAGAAGAATGGCAGGAGAAACATGCAATAAAGAAGAAGAAACGTTAAGAAAATTATTATTAAGAAGATGGTATAAGTGTGCATGGTCTTATACTGATGATATAGTAGAATTTGATTGTGATGGGGAAAAATTTTATATTGATCCCAACAATTTAGATAAAAAAAATAAAGCAATATTTTACAAAATGTTAAAGAATGAAACTAGGAAAACTGATTAACGCATTTAAAAATGTTGACCAAATTGCGGAAGGCATTAAGAATAAAATATTTAAAAAAGAACATATAGAAGCTGTTGCTCATTTAAGATGGCAACAATGTAAAACATGTGAAAAATTAGATAAAGAAGGAAGTGAATGTGTAGCTCCTGGTACTCAACCATGCTGTGGAGAATGTGGATGCAGTTTAAGTTTAAAATTGAGAGCCCTTTCTACTGAATGTCCATTAGAAAAATGGAGTGCTTTAATGGAAGAAGAATTAGAAGATGAATTAATAGAACAAATTAAAAATAAAGAAGATGCCAGCAAAGAAGAATGATATTAGAATTACATTAACTGAAAAAGATTTTCAAGATTTTCCTAATGATCAAGATTTAGGTAGAATGGCAAGACAAAAATATATAAGCACATTAAAAGTAGTAACTCCACCAAAAGATTATAAAAATTATAATTGGGTTTATCCAGGCCCTACAAAACTATAAGTTATGGCAGTAATATTTAAAGAAGACGGTCATGTATATGAAAGCTTAGATCCTAATTTAGAAAAAGAGGATATTAAGTGGACAAGTGTTACATCATTTATTGGGATGTTTAAACCTAAATTTGATGCTAAAACACAAGCTAAAAAATCTTCTAAAAATAAAAAATCTAAATGGTACGGTATGTCTGAAAAAGAAATACTAGCTGCCTGGGAAGGAGAATCACAAAGAGCAATTAAATTAGGTAATTGGTATCATTTACAAAGAGAAAAAGATCTTTTAGAATTTGAAACTATTGAAAGAGACGGCACAGAAGTTCCTATTATACATCCAATAGAAGATGGAAATGGAATTAAAATAGCACCAGAACAAAAATTAAAAGAGGGTGTATACCCTGAACATTTAGTTTATTTAAAATCTGCAGGTTTATGTGGACAAGCAGATTTAGTAGAAATTGTTAACGGTACTATTAATATTACAGATTACAAAACTAATAAGGAAATTAAAGATAAAGGATTTACCAATTGGGAAGGCATTACAAAAAAAATGTTTAATCCCGTAAGCAATTTAGATGATTGCAATTTAAATCATTACAATCTACAATTGAGTTTATATGCTTATATTATTAAAAAACATAATCCTAAATTAAAAATAGGAAAGCTAACTATTCAACATGTTAAATTTAAAGAAGTAGGGAAAGATTCTAACGGATACCCTATTAATGAACATGTAGATGGAGAGCCGGTTATGGAAACAATAAAAATGTATGATTTATCATATTTAAAAAGTGAAATAAATTCTTTAATAACTTGGTTAAAAACAAATAAAAAATAAATATTATGCCAACACCTGCAAATTTTATACAAGTAGCTTGTGCTACACCAACATCTGAGCCAGATATGGCTTTTAGTCCACCAAAACTTGAAACAACATGGAGAACAAGTACAATATACTTTGATCAAACTAAATTAATATCATATGGAAAATACTTTGATCAGAATAAAAATAGTGGGACTGGAGGATATGATAATAATAAAACTCAAGTAAATCTTGGAATGACTGGATTTATTTATAACGGAAGTGTATCAGATTTTGAAAATGAATTAGTACCATGATAGAATATATAGAAAAACGTAAAGATTACAATTATTATAAAAAATGCAATGAGCTTATAGAAAGATTGGCTATGGATAACAAAGCTAAATCTATAATTGATATAGGTGGATATAATGGATTTTTTGTAAAAGATACACCTATTGAAAAAAAGACATGTTTAGATATAAGAGATGTTAAACCTGTAAAAAATATTAATTTTATAAATGAAGATTTTTTAACCTGGAAAGTAAAAGAAAAATATGATGTTGCAATATGCATGCAAGTATTAGAACATCTAGATAATACTACAATTCAAAATTTTACTGACAAATTATTTACTTTAAGTAATCATGTTATTATTTCTGTTCCTTATAAATGGAGAAAAGGTTGGTGTAAATATCATAAACAAGATCCTGTAGATCATTCTAAACTAAAAAAATGGACTAGAAAAAGACCCAATGAATCTTTTATTGTAAAAGATGATGGGGCAGAAAGATTAATAGCTTATTATAATCAGTCATGATAGTTAAATTATTTGACATACAAAATGAAAAAGTAGTGTTAACAGAACATTGTTATACATTAGAGTTTTTAAAAGCAATAAAAGAAAAATATCCAGATACACACATGAGTGTATATCAATATTTATTTTATATGACATGCCCTGATCCAGAAATGAATCCTTTTTTTAATTTACCAGAACATGATAAAGAGGATATAATTATAGATGAAGTTGGTTTAGAAGAGTCAACAGAAGATAGTGAAATAAGATATGCATTAGATAGATGTTCTCAAATGTATGAAACACCTACATTTAGAGCATATATGGGTATTAAAAAAGCTTTAGATAATATGGCTACATATATGGCTAATACACAAATAACAGATGGTAGAGATGGTAATATATCTCAAATACGTGCAGTAGCAAAAGATTTTGATGCCATTAGGCAATCATTTAAAGGAGCATACAAAGATTTAAAAGATGAGCAATCTACTTCAGTACGTGGAGGACAAGGATTAGCTTATGATCAATAATTAAAAATTAAAAAAATGAAAGGACAATTTAAAAAATCAAGAGTAATGAATGCATTATATGCAAAAGCAATAGCAGATAAAGAAAAAGCATTAATGGCTTTAGATCTTTTAGAAAATCAAGCTGTAGGTATTGGTGATCATACAGCAAATGATTTCTTTGATGATGCTGAAAAAGCATTGCAATTATTAATTGATGCAGAAGATAAAATAGAATGTCTCAAAAGACATTTTAGTATAGAAGTATGAAAGATAATTTAGTTTTTACATCTGCGGGAGACAACACTAATTTTTACAAACATTGGTGTGGTAATAGCAAAGATTATGATCTTTGGGTAACATATTATGGTGATGATGAAAAAAAATATAAACTATATTCAAAACATTCAGATTACATTACTAAAAGAAAAGGTTTTAAATTTCAAAACTTTTATGACTTATATAATAGCAAAGATTTATCTCAATATGAGAGAATATTTATTTTGGATGATGACATAATAATATCTACAGAGGATATTAATAAAATGTTTATGATATCAAAAAAATTTAATCTTAGTATTTGCGGACCAACATTTGAACCAACTTGTAAAATATCTCATCCTAGAACTGTAAATAATCCTAAATGGTTTATGAGATATACAAACTATGTTGAAGTTAATGTTCCTTTATTTTCAAAAAATGCTTTAAGAAAATTAATGGATGTTTTTGATCCTAAATTAGTTGGTTGGGGAATAGATAGATTAGCAGCATGGGCAAACGGTTATGAAAATATTGCATTAGTAGATGATGTTATATGTATTAACCCTCATGATAGAGTTAAAGGGGGAGTTAGAGAATTAACAAAAGGAGATGAAAGCTGGGCTATAAGAGAACAAATTTGGTATGAAGTTGCTAAGAGATATAAGATAACTAGAAGGGCTATGGTATGTAATAAATCATTTGTAAGTAAAGAAGAAGGCAATCATATAATGGATAGTAAAGCATTTGATGAAACAGTAAATTTTAAATCTAATAAAAAAGATAAAATTGCAATACTAATGTTAGGATATGAAACATTTAATTATCCAAACGTTTGGGTTGATTTTTTAGAAGATGGTAAAGACAGATGTACTTTTTATACGCATATTAAACATAAAGATAAGTGTAAAACTAAAATTTTAATTGATAATCATATTAAAAAACATATACCTACAAAATGGGGAGATATAAGTTTAGTTAAAGCAACAAACAATATGTTAGAAGAAGCATATAAAAATGAAACAAATAAAATATTTATTTTAACATCTGCAGATACCGTTCCTTTATATGATTTTAATAAAATTTATAATGATACTATAAATACTAAAAAAAGTTGGTTAAGCATTATACAAAAAAAAGAAAACCGTGTGGAATGTTCACAATTCTTTTTATTAACTAGAGATCATGTTAAATTAGTGTTAGAAAATAGAGATAAAGAAGACACCTATGACATGCCAAAAACTGTTCCTGATGAAAGTTATTATTATGACTTATTATCAAAGTTAGATAAAGATAACATTATAAATAAAAAAATACTAGAATTTAAAATTCATAGAAATCACAGATGTGTTTCAAATTCTTTAAGTGAAACTAGTTTAAAAGCAAAAAGAAAAAAAGGAGCATACTTTTTTAGAAAAGCAGAACCCAATAACAGTTACATAACATATAATTATTTAAAACAAAAACTATGAGTACTAAAATCATTCCCGTTGGAAATAAAGTATTAATAAAGCAAGATGAAACTCCACAATATTATGGTAGTACAAACATCTTAATGCCTGGAAATCAAGAAAAAGAAAATAAAGGTGTTATTATTGCCGTTGGTGATTTAGTTAATACAATGAAACCTGGAGATCATATTCAATTTGCAGATCATGCAGTTCCGGTTGTTATGATGCATGATAATGAAGAACATCTTTTAATAAATATTCAAGATATATTAGCCATTATTGTAGATGTATAAACAAATTCCTACATATAATAATGGTGAATGGACAACTACTGAATTCTTTGATGAAAAAGAATTTATTAGTTATTTGTTGTCAATATTTAAAGAGCCTGGTGAATATGGTTTTAATAAAACAGCATTTTTATTTAATAAAGAAGCTAGAACATTTAATGACCAAGGTTTTTATTGCAATGCCCCTTTTAGATCAAAAGATTTTATTAAATATTGGGATAAAGAAAAAATTAAATGCAGACAAGGTGTTATTTATAATGATTCTGGTAAATCATGGTATTTAACTAGAGATTATTATATGTGGTTAAATTTTTTACCTATTTATGATAAAGAAGAAAAAGCATATGGTTTTGCTAAAGTAAGAGATGCTCAATATCATATGGCTTTATATGAGTTATTAGCTGAACTGCATAATAAACACTCAGCTATATTTAAAAAACGTCAGATAGCCTCTTCTTATTTTCATATGGGTAAAATTATAAATACCTATTGGTTTGAAGAAGGATCTGTATGTAAAATAGGAGCAAGTCTTAAAGATTACATTAATGATAAAGGCTCTTGGAAATTTTTAGAAGAGTACAGAGACTTTTTAAATGAGCATACCGCTTGGTATAGACCAAGCAATCCAGAAAAAGTTTTACTTTGGCAACAACAAATAGAAGTTAAAGTTGGTAACAGAAAAACAAGTAAAGGTTTAAAATCTAAAATACAAGGGGCATCATTTGAAAAAAATGCAACAACAGGTGTTGGTGGACCAACAACTTACTTTTTCCATGAAGAAGCTGGTATTGCTCCAAAGATGATGGATACATATGAGTATTTACGTCCTGCAATGTCTTCTGGTATGATGACTACAGGTATGTTTATAGCAGCAGGATCTGTTGGTGATTTAGATCAATGTAATCCGTTAAAAGATATGATTTTAAATCCAGTTAATAATGATATTTATCCAGTTCAAACAAACCTTTTAGATAAAGATGGAACAATAGGGTTATCAGGTTTATTTATTCCAGAACAATGGTCAATGCCACCGTATATAGATGATTATGGTAATTCTAAGGTAGAAGAAGCTTTAGAAGCAATTATGGCAGAAAGAGAAGAATGGAAAGCAAAACTTAACCCAGAACAATATCAATTAAGAATATCTCAGAAACCAACTAATATTGCAGAAGGATTTGCATATAGAAAAGAATCTGTATTTCCACAAGGTATTACATCTAAACAATTAAAAAGAATTGAAGATAAAGAGTATGGGTATGAACTTATAGAATTAGAGAGAGATGAAACAGGAATTATTGGAAAAAAAACTAATAAGTTACCAATATCACAATTTCCAGTAGATAAAAAAATGCAAGACAAAAGTGGTTGTTTAGTTGTTTGGGAAAGACCAATTAAAAATCCTGGTTTTGGTACATATTATGGATCTATTGACCCCGTTTCTGAAGGTAAAACAACTACATCAGATTCTTTATGTTCAATTTTTATTTATAAAAATCCAATAGAAATTACAAGAGAAACACCTGATGGTTTAGAAACTTTTATTGAAAAAGATAAAATAGTTGCTGCATGGTGCGGAAGATTTGATGATATTAATAAAACCCATGAAAGATTAGAATTAATAATTGAATGGTATAATGCTTGGACTATAGTAGAGAATAACATTTCTCTTTTTATACAATATATGATTTCTAGAAAAAAACAAAAATATTTAGTTCCTAAAAATCAAATATTATTTTTAAAAGATCTTGGATCAAATAAAACGGTATATCAAGAATATGGTTGGAAAAATACAGGAACTCTTTTTAAAAATCATTTAATATCATACGCAATTGAATATTTAAGAGAAGTGATTGATGAAGAAACTGATGAAAATGGAAATGTAATAAATCAAACTTTTGGTGTTGAAAGAATACCAGATCCAATGCTTATAAAAGAAATGATGTCATACTATCCAGGTTTAAACGTAGATAGGTTAGTAACTTTTTCAGCATTAATTGCTTTTGCAAAAGTGCAACAATCTAATAGAGGTTATGTAAAACGTAAAGAAATTGAACAGTCAAATTCCTTGCATAATTCAGAAAATTTGTATAAATTAAAGTATAGTCCGTTTAGTAATTTAGGACGTAAAAGGACTCAAGGATCTTATGGTAAAAAAGTAAGATCTGGTTTTAAAAATTTTAAATGATGGATTATTACATATCTTGTACACATAATTACGGCTATTTTAACTATATTATAGTAGATAGTTTTATACCAACATCCACTAAATTAATCATATAATATGAAAGTATTAAATGCAATGCAATTAAAAGCCGGTGCTAAGGCTGAAGATGGACCAACTACGGCCAGCTTAACTCAACCCATCCAATTTTTACCAATGAATAAAAAGGATGATGACTGGGCTGCATGGAATTTAGATTGGTTGGAATTACAAGGTTTAGAATTTTTAAGAGAAAATGCAAGACACTTATTAAAAAATTATAAACTTGCAAAAGGTATTATTACTAAAAGTGATTACATAGTTGAAGAAGCCAATGAGTATGGAGATTTAATGGATGTTTTAACAAAAGAAGATGAAACAGCTCTTGAATTAAAATTTTATCCAATTATTCCAAATGTAATTAATGTATTAGTAGGAGAATTTTGTAAAAGATTTAATAAAGTTCAATTTAGAGCAGTTGATGATTTATCATACAATGAAATGCTTGAACAAAAAAGGTTGTTAATTGAAGAAAATTTATTAGCTGATGCAGAACAAAAATTATTAGCACAAATGATAGAGGCCGGAATGGATCCTCAATCTGAAGAAGCACAGCAACAATTAAGTCCTGAAAATATTAAATCACTTCCTGAAATAGAAGATTTCTTTTCTAAAGATTATAGAAGTTTAGTAGAAGAATGGGCTTCTCATCAATTAATAGTTGATGAAGAAAGATTTAAAATGAAAGAACTTGAAGAAAGAGCTTTCCGTGATATGTTAATTGCAGACCGTGAATTTTGGCATTTCCGTATGTTGGAAGATGATTATGATGTAGAATTATGGAATCCAGTATTAACATTTTATCAAAAATCTCCAGATGTAAGATATATATCTAATTCAAATTTTGCTGGTAAAATAGATTTAATGACAGTATCTGATGTAATAGATAGATACGGTTATTTAATGAATGAAAAACAATTAAAGTCTTTACAGAATATTTATCCTGCTAAATCTGCAATGTATCAAATTAATGGATATCAAAATGATGGTTCATATTATGATCCTACTAGATCTCATCAATGGAATACAAACAGTCCAAGTTTAAATTATAGACAATATGTAAGTAATTATGGTCCTGGAGGTGCAGGAAATGATGGAGATATTGTAAGTTGGATTTTAAATGAAGGTGATGATTTAATGCATTGGGGTGAAGGTGAGTTAATGCGTGTTACAACAGTATATTGGAAAACACAACGTAAAGTAGGTCATTTAACACATATTAAAGCAGATGGTGAAATAATTCAAGATGTAATTGATGAATCATATAAGGTTACTGAAAAACCGGTTTATGATACTACTTTATTTAAAAATAAAAGTAAAGATAACTTATTAGAAGGTGAACATATTGAATGGATTTGGATTAATGAAGTATGGGGCGGTGTAAAATTAGGACCAAATCTTCCAGCATTTTGGAAATCAAATATGTCAGATAATATTAATCCTATCTATTTAGGAATTAATAGAACTAAACCTGGAAGAATTCCTTTTCAATTTAAAGGAGATAGTACACTTTATGGATGTAAACTTCCAATAGAAGGAAGAGTATTTTCAGATAGAAATACTAAATCAACATCTTTAGTTGATTTAATGAAAGCTTATCAAATAGGCTTTAATATGGTTAATAATCAAATTGCTGATATTCTTGTAGATGAATTAGGTACTGTGATTATGTTTGATCAAAACGCACTACCAAGACATTCAATGGGTGAAGATTGGGGAAAAGCAAATTATGCAAAAGCTTATACAGCAATGAAAGATTTTAGCATGCTTCCTTTAGATACATCTATTACCAATACAGAAAACGCAACAAACTTTAATCATTATCAAACTCTTAATCTAGAACAAACTAATAGATTGATGTCTAGAATTCAATTGGCAAATTATTTTAAACAACAAGCTTTTGATGCTATAGGAGTAAATCCACAAAGAATGGGTCAACCAATAGCACAACAAACTGCTACAGGTGTAATTCAAGCTATGAATCAATCATATGCTCAAACAGAACAATATTTTGTACAACATTCAGATCATTTAATGCCAAGAGTTCATCAAATGAGAACAGATCTTGCACAATTTTATTATAGTACTAATCCAAGCATTAGATTATCTTATATAAATTCTGAAGCTGAAAAAGTTAATTTCCAAATAAACGGCACTGATTTATTACTTAGAGATTTTAACATTTTCTGTACAACACGTACTAATCATAGAGCTATTCTAGATGAATTAAAACAATTAGCATTAACTAACAATACAAGTGGAGCTAGCATATATGATCTTGGTAATATAATAAAAGCGGATTCTATAGCTGAAGTATCTGATATACTTAAAGACGCAGAAATTAGACAACAACAGCAAAGACAAGAGGAAATGCAACAGCAAGAAAAAATGCAACAAGATCAAATTGCTGCTAAACAACAAGAAGAGAAAATGAAACTTCAATTTGAGCAACAAGAAAATGAAAAAGAAAGAGCTAAAGATATTACTGTTGCAGAAATCAGAGCTGCTGGATATGGTGCACAAGTAGATGTTAATCAAAATCAAGTATCAGATTATCAAGATGCAATGAAAGAAATTAGGGAAACTTCTCAATATAGGGAGCAAATGAACTTTAAACGAGAAGAATCTGTAATGAAAAATTCTATTGAAAAACAAAAACTTGAAGTAGAGAAAGATAGAACAAATGCTCAACGTGAAATTGCAGATACCAAATTAGAAATAGCTAGAGAAAATAAAAATAAATATGATATTGCTGCGGAAAAACTTGAAGCAAAAAAGAAGAAAAAAGATAAAAAATAAATCTTTTTCAATAAAGAATTTTAATGATAGCTATATACTACCAAAAATCAGAATAAATTTTAAAATTTTTGAGGTTTATCATTCAAAAGTTTAGTATATTGTATATAGAGATAGTTTATAAATTATTTTAAAACCAACAATTATGAGTAATGAAACAAAAACTGTGGAAACTAAAGTAACACAAGAAAATATTAATTTAGATGAAATTTTTGCAGACGGTGTAGGAGCATCTACAGATTCTGTAATTTCAACTCCTGAAGATGCAGCAAAAAACAACTTCTTTAAAGTAAAAGATAAAGTAGATATGGATTCTTTTACTACCCCAACAAAAGAAACGCCTGCTGAAGTTAAATCAGAAGAAACCACGGAAACTACTAAAGAACCAGTAGCTGAGACTACAGAAACTACAGAAACTAAAACTGCAGAAACAAAAGCCGCTGAAACAACCGGAAATAATCTTATTGAAGAATTAGATCAAGAATTTGCAGATGAGGTAGTAGAAGAACCTGTAGAAAAGAAAGAAACAAGAGGTAGAAAACCAATTAATGGTATGGCTGATATCATTAATAAACTTATTAAAGAAGATAAAATTGTACCATTTGATGATGATAAACCATTTGAAGAGTACAATGCAAAAGATTGGGAAGAATTAATAAACGCTAATTTAGAAGAAAAAGCTAATCAAGTTAGACGTGAAACTCCTCAACAATTCTTTAATAGTTTACCGCAAGAATTACAAATAGCTGCACGTTATGTTGCAGACGGTGGAACAGATTTAAAAGGTTTGTTTGGAACCTTGGCTCAAGTAGAAGAGCATAGATCTTTAGATGTTAAAAAAGAAAAAGATCAAGAATATATTATAAGAGAGTATTTAGGTGCTACCGGTTATGGTTCAGCTGAAGAAATCCAAGAAGAAATTGAGATATGGAAAGATCTTGGTAAGCTTGAACAACAAGCTTCTAAGTTTAAACCTAAACTTGATAAGATGCAAGAGGCGGTTGTTGCTAAAAAAATCCAAGAACAGGATTTAAAAAAGAAACAACAAGAACAAGCATCAAAACAATACATGTCAAATGTATACAATACACTTAAAGAAGGAAAACTAGGAGATATCAAAGTTGATAAAAAAACACAATCATTATTGTATAATGGTTTGGTTGCTCCTAATTATCCATCTGTAAGTGGAAAGAACACTAACTTATTAGGGCATTTGCTTGAAAAGTATCAATTTGTTGAGCCTAATTATACATTAGTAACTGAAGCATTATGGTTGCTTGCTGATCCAACTGGATATAAAGCAAAAATAATGGAAAGAGGTGCTCAAAAATCTGTTGAAAAAACAGTAAGAAAATTGAAAACTGAACAAGCAAGTAGTGGTGGAAATTCTTTAGGAACAGATAGAAGGGAAAAAGCTGCAAATAAAACAACTAAGAAAAGAACTTTACCAAGATCTAATAATATTTTTAAACGGATTTAATCAATCAATATATAAATTAATAATTAATAACTAAAACAAAAACAATCAATTATGGCAACTCCAATGTTAAACAACGGAATTTTCCTAAGAGATACTCAGTATAAAGCTAGTTCTCATGTTGATTCTTACCACCTAACAGCAATGTTAGGATCATCAGAACCTATGGATATGGGTCCTGTTGATTTATGGGCTATGACACAAAAGGTAGAAATGCCTTTGTATCAAATGGCTTCATTTGGTGGAAAGAATACTATCATGGTTGACAATGCTAGAGGTGAGTATAAATGGCAAACTCCAATTGCTCAAGATTTACCTTACATCACTGTTGATGTAGATCAAGGTAATTCAAAAAAAGGTGTGGATGGAACTACATTTAAGATCAAATTAAACAAAAGAACGTTTGGTCACGGTGACATCATCACTTATGATAAGTATAACGGTGCTGAACTTTACATTACTGCTGATGACATTTTACCAGCTGGTGATGGATTTATTTACACTGTTCAACTTGTAAACAATGATAATGCAGCATTTCTTGATGATGCTTATTTAGCTCCTGGAACTAAGTACTTTAGAAAAGGTTCTGCTAGAGGTGAATATGGTGAAAGATTTTCTGACATTGAAACAGGATCTGGTTTCCGTGAATTCTACAATTTTGTAGGTGGAGCTGAAGCACATGTACATTATTCAATTTCTTCTAGAGCAGATTTAATGCTTAAAGGTGGATTGAATGCTGATGGTACTGTTCCAGTTACAGAAATCTGGAGAAATTTTGATCAAGATGCTAATCCATCTGTTTCTACTATTGAAGAATTAGTTGGAAATATGGGTAAAGCAGGTGCTAGAGAAGCTTTTGAAAGTGGTAAACTTTCTAGAACTTTTGTTACTAACCTAGAGGCAGCTCATCTTTCTAAGATTGCTAATGACATTGAGACTTACCTTATGTGGGGTCACGGTGGTAGAGTTAAGCAAGATGGTCCAGATGATATCAGAATGTCTGTTGGTCTTTGGAAGCAGTTGGATAACTCATTTAAAAGAGTATACAACAAATCTTCTTTCTCTTTGGATATGTTCAAAACTGAACTTTATAACTTCTACCAAGGTAAAGTTGAATTCAAAGGGCCAGACCCACAAAGAAAACTTGTTGTACAAACAGGTATTGGTGGTATGCAAATGATCAATGCAGCTATTGCTAATGAAGTATTTGGTTCTGGATTAGTTCAGAATGCTTCTGATATAGGTGCAGTTACTGGATCAGGAATGGATTTAGATTATGGTTTTGCTTATACAAGCTTTACTATTCCTTTCCTTGCTAATGTTAAGTTTGTACTTAACCCAGCATTTGATAACCTACACACTAATGATATTGAGAATCCTCTAATTGACGGAAGACCATTAAGCTCTTATAGCTTTATTATCTTTGACGTTACTGATGAAGGAAATGACAACATCTTCTTGTTGAAACTTTCTTGGGATAATCAATTAAAGTGGTTCTACCAAAATGGTACTATGGACTATATGGGAAGAACTCAAGGTTTTGCATCAACTGGACAGTTTAATGGTTATAGAGTATATATGACTCAAACCATGCCAGCTGTATGGGTGAAAGATCCAACTAAAGTTTTAAAAATTGTAATGAGAAATCCAGTTACTGGAGGATCATTCTAAATAATTAAAAGGGAGGGGATTAGTCTCCTCCCATTTTTTAACTTTTAAAACATAGAAAAATGGCAATATGTAAAACACTACCAAAATTCCCTATTAAGAATGGGGGACGAGGAAAAATAAAAAAAGGAGCTGGAGCAGCTCTAAGCAGAATTCAATTTACTAATGAAACAAAAGCTGGTAAATGGTCTTTAACTGTTGCGGCAAATGCTGAAGATGCTTATAACAAAGGTGTACGTGCAGGTGAAGCTTGGCAATTAGGAATAGATATTGGTTTAATTTGTGAAGGATTAGAAGATCAATACTGTACTTTACAACCAATACCTGGAAATGTTCATATTATGTCAAATATTGAAAATGATATTTATGCTGGTAAAGCCGCAGTAAGTATTCTTAAAGATAAACTTGATGCATTGACTGAACAAATAATGCTACTAGAAAAGCAAATAGTTGAATGTGAAAAAGCAGGATGTCCTGAAGAAGAGATTAAAGCTTTAATGATACAACAAAAAGATGCAGAGCAAGAAAAGGCAATGTTGGAAGAGCAATTGACAAGTAATAAAGAAGCCGGAGAGGTACTAGAAGAATGTTGGAATTTAGCATTAGCTTTATTTGCAGCAGAAAGTGAGAATCCTTTCCCTGGTGAACCTAAGAAAGCTGGAGCAGTAAAAACTTTTGTTCCTGCTGAAGAAGCAGACGCAAGAGCATCTGAAGCTAACAGTATCTACGAAAAGAATTTAAAACGTAGAGAAATGGAAGCAATAGGAGGAAAAGGTGAAGAACTTCCTGATGATTTTAAAAAGGAAAAGGCAAGTTAAATTGAAACTTAAACACTCAAGCTGGGGTAAAACCCAGCTTTAGAAATATTTTTACAAATAAATTGCATAAATTTGCAAGTATTAAGTTTCACTAATAAAAACCAATAAATTATGAGTTATACAATTGTAGAAAAATATAATAGCAGCAAAAATAAAACTATTGCTATTAGACCATATTTCAATAAAAATAGAGCAAATATGGGATTAGAAAATTATGGTATGGCATTACATGAAGGTGTGTATCATGAAGAATCTTTAGCTTGTTTAGAAATGAACGGGATTAAAAGATATGTAACAGGATTAAATGAATTTGCTCCTGAAGTTAAAATGTTACCTCCTGGTGAACAAGAAGTAAAAGTAAAAGAAATTAGAAAAGCTGTTTGTCAACTTGAAAAAGAATTAGCAGCTAATGTTATTGATCCAGAAGACAAAGATTTTTGGAATAAAGTACAATTACTTAAACCAAATAATGATCAATTTTGGAGTAAAATTAGTTTGAGATGTGGAAATGATCCTGTTTATTTAGATCCTTCTACAGATCCTTATGATTTAGTAAAATTATATGCTATACATGCAGGAGGATTTTCTATGGTTGCTAAATCATTACAAGCAGCAAAAGATAAAAGTGTTCCTCCTAAATTTTATTTAGATCAATTAGAAGAAACAATTTCTACTAGAACTGAATACAGTAAATTAAGAAATAAAGCACTTGTAGAATTACAAAATCTATATGATACAAATACAACAAAACTTATGTATGTTGCTAAAATTGTAGATGTAGATAGTTCTCAATATATTAAGTCAACACCAAATGATATCATATATGAGAATATGGATGGATTTATTAATGGTGAAGGTTCTGAATCTAACAAGAAAAGAGCTGCTAAATTATTTTTAGAAACAGCTAAAGATAATATGGAAAATATTAAAATTAGAGCTTTAATAAAAGATGCTTTATTTTATAGATATATAACTACAAAATCTAATGGGTGGATAGAAACAACAGATGGTGGAATGAAGTTGGGGAAAAAACCAACGGAAGTACTTGAGTTTTTAAAAAATCCAGAAAATGAAGAAACATTATTAACTTTAATGTCAAAAGTAGAACAATACTGGAAAGCTTAGAATATGACTAATGATGCACTACAAATAAAATTAAAGCAACGTCTAAATAAATTAGATAGTCAAGATTATGACAATATTGAATGTTGGCAAATAGTTGAAGCATTTAATAAAACTCAACTTGAGTGGTGCAGAAGACAACTTCATGGTGGAAATCCATATAAAGAAGGTGATGAAATGTCTAAAAGAAGAATAGATGATTTACAAATTCTTTTAAGAGAATTGCCATTAACTGGAGTTGTTGAAGATAAATATTTTGAAGCAACAAATTTTCCTGATAATTATTTAGAGTATAAAAGGGTTAGCACAGGAGCTGTTACAGATTGCTGTACTGATCCAAGATCAATGACTGTTTATTTAGCTGAAGAAGCAAATGTTAATTTGATTTTAAGAGATCCTTTAAAAAACCCAAGTTTTGATTGGGGAGAAACTTTTTGTACTCTTATAGATAATAATATAAGAATATATAAAACAGATTTTGATGTGGCTAATCCTATTTTAACATATTATAGAAAACCTGTTTATATACAAATTTTAGGATGTGTAGATCCTTACACTGGACAGCAAAGTCTCTTTGATATTGAATGTGAATTTAAAGATGACATTGTTGAATTAATGTTAGATGAATGTGCTTCACTTATTGCTGGTGATATTAATGAAGTTAATCAATATTACCGTGGTTCACAAAGTGCTGATAGATCTAACTAGTATTAATTTAAAATAACAAAAATGGAAAAAGAACAATTAAATGGTTTAATCAGACATGCTCTAACTGTTGTTGGTGGTGCACTAGTAGCAAAGGGTATTTTGGAAGAAGAAATTATGTTAGATTGCGTAGGAGCTGCAATGTCAGTTATTGGTATTGTATGGTCTTTTGTAGCAAAGAAAAAATAATTTATAAATCTTTCTTTATTAATTAAAATTTTTGTATATTATTATTGTAACAACATGTTACACAACTTTTATTTTATTTATAACAATTAAAAACAAAAACAATGGCTTATTTTAATCATGCTTTTAAAAAAGCATTTTTAGCAAAAAAGGTTGCAGATAACGGACAACTTAGTGTAGACGTTCCTGCAGGCCACGTTGGGTTTGCTACCCAAGAAGCTGCCGGTTTAACTACTGGTACTATATCAACAAAATTAATGACTTTAGTACAAGGATCTTTTGCTCCTGCTGATAAGATTGGAAACAATCCTGGTCACGGTGGATATAAAGAATCTGTAAAATCTAAAGGTATTAACCCAAGATATATTAGTAAATTATGGAAAACAGAATGCTGTGATGCAGCTCCTTCTACAGTTGTAATTGAAGCATGTGATACATGTTTTAAATGTGACGAAACATATTTTGGAAGAATGGATGTTAAAGGTTCACCAGCATTAAGATTTTTAAATCACAATGCTTATGGAGATACTGACAGTGGAGGAATTTGCTGTGATAGTACTAATTCAGTAACAGTAAATGATGTTGACTATGTTGAGCCTAGTTTAGTATTAGCTAGATTAGCTTTAGGATTAATAGAAAATCCAGTTTTAGCTCCATTTATTTCTGTAGTAGTTGAATACTCTACTGATGGTGGTACTAATTACATAGCAATTCCAAATGATGATTTAGCAACATATGAAGGGCAAACTTGGAGTGGTACTACTTCTAACAACTGTGGTAGAATTACTATTACTGGTGCTTATGTAGATACTAAATTTGGTAACTGTTCATTTGATACTAGAGATCATTACAATGTTGAACCAGTTCAATTATATTTTGATCTTAAAGATGAAAGCGGAAATCCTTGTGATGTTAAATGTGCAACTATTACAAGAACAGCTGGAACAACTCAACAAACTCATGGTGATACTGTATTAAGAGATATCTTAATGACAGAGCGTTACAGACAATCTCCTTACAATCAAGGAAATGCAGATTCTGCAAGAATCCGTGAAATTGAAGGTTCTTCTGCTGTAGTAGATGCAGTTCCTAGATTTGATGCTAATGGAGATCCAATTCTTTATTTATCATATAATATCTTACACAATATTCCAAGATTAAACAATCCTACTGGAGTATTTGATAATGATCAATATCATTTAATAATTTATGTTGCTTGTGATGATACAACTACACAAGATAACTTAGATGATATATTTGACGAATTATCTGATCTATGCACAGAAGGCGTTGCTGCAGTTCCATTTGAAAAACCTGATGCTTGTGCAACTTCTTACTCAAGTAGCTCATCATAATTAGATAATAATTAATTTCTAAATAATAAAGGGCGGGATTTTTTCCTGCCCTTTTTATTTTCTATTCTCTAGTATTTTTTGTATATTATTTATGTAATATAATATTACCTATAAAAAATTTTAAAAATGGCAAATAAGCATATTTTAAGTTTGGAAATTCAACCGAGTGCTAATTGTGAAATATTAAGTATAAGAGATACATCACAATATGCAGATAATTTGGCCATTGATTGTCCTGAATTATTAATCACAACGCCTGGTTTTAATTCTCCAACATTAATAAAGGTTCAACCACACTTTGATTTAAATTTAAATTCTTGTGCTTTAGCTCTACAAAAAGATGATTGTGGAACGGTAAGAACTCATATTCAAGATGGTGTTTACATTATTAAATATAGTGTTGCACCAAACGATAAAGTATATGTAGAATATAATCATTTAAGAGTAACAACTCTTTTATCTTCTTACTATTCAAAATTATGTGAAATAGATGCATTAGTATGTGAACCAGATAGAAGTAAAAAAGAACTTGTTTTAGAAATGAATTATATAAGAACATTAATTGATGCAGCTGTGGCAAAAGTAGAATATTGTCAAAGTCCTGCAGCAGGAATGGACATTTATAATTTTGCCAAAAAGAAATTAGAAAAAATAACATGTTCTACAGCATCATGTTGTTAATTTTTTTAAAGCCAACAAAATGAAAACTAATTGTGCAAATTGTGGTAAAAAATTTACATGTGGATGTCAAAAGACAGTTGCTAAAAATGGACAAACAATATGTAAAAGTTGCAAAAATATATATAACAGTAAAAGAATAATGGTAGGTAATGGTAGTAAATCAAGTAAAAAAAGACAATTGATGAATACTATTAAAAAAGCAAATGCAAAATTAGGACGCAGTTAATAATAACTAAAGCTATGGAAGAAGAAAAATTAATTAAGCAAATACAAACAGAACAAAAGTTTGCAGATGTTGCTCATAAAAGCTTTAGAGAAAAAAAATATGGTATTACATCTTGTTGCCCTTTTGATTTAGAAAAAATTGCAATTAAAAAATATTTATGTGACTGGCAAAGTTTAAAAGACAGTTATCCAGCACCAATAGTCTCTTTATCTAGTGAGATTTTTATTCCTTCAGGACCTGTTGATCCATGTTCTGATTCTAATGCTCCATATTGGTGTGTAGATTGTGGTTATACTGAACCACCAAATGCATCAAAAACATTAGAGTTAATAGCAAAATACAAACAAGAATTGCTAGAAATGCAAGATGAACTTGCAACATTAACTGCTGAAAATGAAGAAAAAACTTTACAATTAAAAGCACTTAATGAATTATTAGAAAATTTACAGACAGAAGAAGCCTCATTAATTGAACAAATAAAAGTATTACAAATTGATCTTAAAGAGTTATTTGAGCAATATGAAGCTCTTGATTGTTTATCTAATCCAACATTACCAGAATGTTTAACTTTAGAGGTTCAAATAAAAGATTTAGATGCACAATTAGCTGCACTTACAGATCAAGCAAAAGAAAAGCAAACTGAAATTAAAGAAATACAAGCACAAATTAATAATATAGAAGCAGAAATTGAAGAAAATAATGCTCTAATTGAAGAGTTAACAGTATTAATAAATAAAACTACTGACCAATTAGAACAATTACAAGCTTTATTTTGTGATGATTCAGAATGTATAATAATAGAAGTTATAGATACAAATGGTAATCCTATAGCAGGATATCCATTAGTAATAGATGGTGGAAATATTGGTCAAACAGATTCAAGTGGAACTATTGTATATTCTATTCCCAATGCTTCTGTAAATACACAACATACTTTAGAAATATGTTATTGTTTTGAAACAGCTGGTGATTGTAGACAACAACATATAACAATAACAGTACAAGGTGATGAATGTGCACCTACATGTGAAAATCCAACCCCTGCTTGCTCAGATATAACAATATCAGAAACAATTACTGGAGTAATTGGATCATCAGGAGTACCAAATCCACCAGCAGCTTAAAATGAAAAGATTAATACTACATATAGTAACTTGGTTGTTTCATAAAACTTTTGTATATTATAATAGTAGTATGGCAGAAAAAATAACTACAAAAAATTAAATATATGTTACCAATTTCCGGAAATAATAAACCTTGTTCTCCAATTTCATCCAATTGCGTGGTTTGGCAAGGTCCAGACATCCCATGTATAGAATTATGCAATGGGGATACAATTAGTGATGTAGTTGCAAAATTAGCAGAAAAACTATGTGAACTTATTGATAGCAGTTGTTTATGTGAACCAGATATGTCCGATATTAAATTGGAATGTTTAGTAAATGTAGATCCAGATGCAGAAACTTTACAAGAAATTGTACAAGCTATTATAGATTACTTATGTACGTTAACACCAGGGGATGATGGTAAAACAACAATACAATTACCTCCATGTTTACAATATGCTGATGAAGCTGGAAATCCGGTAACTGTTCTTGAAATAGCGGAATATGCTTTTTTACTTGCAAATAGAATATGTGAAATTTTAACTTCTATTGCAATTATTAATGAGCAACTTGCTGATCATGAAAATAGAATTACTATACTAGAAAATTGTGTTTTACCGTGTGATGGAAGTGGTGGAACAGCAAATCAAATAATGTCTGTATGTATTAATGCCGGTAATTTAGTAGATGCTGATGTTTTATTGGCAGGATTAGAAGCAGCATTTTGTGGTATAGTTGGTGCACTTGGTGATGTAAATTTAATAGAAAATGCATATAATGCTCAATGTATATTTGCTAATACAGATCTTTTATCTGGTCAAGGTACATACGGAGGTTTAACAGGATGGCAAGCAAATTCTACAATGGCACAAACTACCCAAAATCAATGGTTAGTAATTTGTGATCTTTATAATGCAATAGAAAATATTCAAAATAATTGTTGTGATTCAAATTGTGATAGTATAATTTATGGTTTTGTTCCAAGTTCTGTTGGAGGTGGTGCAGGATCAAATTCAATTAATATTAATTTTACTAGTACAACAATTCCAGCAGGATGGACAGATTGTGGATCAAACATAACTATAACAGATTCTAATGGGCAACAAATTTCTCAAGGTTTTAATGCAGTAGTAGAGCAAAATAATAATCTTGGTTTACAAATTAATATAGCAGCATTAAATGTTGCAACAGCAGTTCAAGTAGCTGTTGATTTTTGTTTGACAGATGGGACAGATACATGTCAAAATAGTTCTTCACAAACATTAGCATTAGGATATCCTTGTCCACCTATTACTCCATCATCAAATCCTGCGGGTGATGAAGCTACTGTAACATGGACTAATCAAATAGGAGCAGCAGCAAGTTTTGATTTAACAGTAACAACGCTTAATGGTACACAAGTATACAGTACTGGTCAATTATCAAATCAACCAATAAATGTATCAATTACAGTACCTAATTTAACACCTGCAACAACATATGTATTTACATTAACATTAACAGTAGCCGGTGTTGGTCAAACATGTCCTGGAGTAACATACACAATGCAAGGAACAAATTGTAGTCCTATTCAAACACAAGCTGTAACTACGGGATCATTTGCTGCAGGTTATATTTATTTAGGACAACATTGTTTTGGAGATGGATATAGAACATTTTATTATGATCCAGGAGGAAATCAAATTGTAGTAGAAAATAGTTTAGGTGCATGTCCTGGTGGACAACCAAATGATAATGTTGTTTTCCAAACTCCATCTGATACTATATATACTGCAGGAACAGCATTAGCTGGTCCACAAGATAGATGGATATACCCTGATTTAGTATGTGAAGGTGTACAATATAATGATACATCATTAACCAGTGGTGGATGGTTTTATTTAGGACCTCAAGTTGTAGTTACTCCACAAGGAGCAATAACATATCATGCATATGCTTTATGGGATGTTGCAGGATTTCCAGTATTACAAAATGGTCCAGTAATGGTAGTATATTGTTGTGATTGTCCAGTAATGTTATCTAGTCAACCTCAAATTAGAACTCTTAAAGGAATTCCAACAACATTTGATATACCTTATGTTTTTGGAGGAACATTACCTTTATTTACAATTACAGTTCAACCTACTCATGGTGTATTAACTCAACCTCTTGGTCCAAATTCACCACAAATGTTGTATACGCCTAATGATCCTAATTATAATGGTACAGATACGTTTACAATTGAATTAACAGATGCTGCAGGTACATGTGCAGGAAGTGATACATTACTGTATAATGTTCAATCTATAAGTGGAATTAGTCAAGGATGGAAATCATTGCAAACTGATGCATGGGCGTTTATTGATACAAATACAAAATCAGTTGGAGAAGCAGGAGATATTAAATCTGGTTTAGAAACATGGTTTAATGATTTCCAAGCACAATGTCCAAATCATACGGGTAATTTATATATCATTCCTGTAACTGATTCAAACTGGGTAAGTGCATATACAAAAGCTGTATGGGATGTTAATGCATCAGGAATTGTAGCAGCAGGTCCAGAATGGAATGAAATAAAAGTTTTACCTGACTCATGGACAGGTGCAGGCCCTGCAACTCCTCCAGATTCAGCATGGATTATTGCATTTTCAGATAATCAAGCATCAATACCATTTCATCCAAATACTTTAGTAGAAGGATGGGGCTTTTTAAATACATTGCAACCTACACCTGAATATAAAACAGCATATGTAGAAGCATATGATATTAAAAATAATACAGAAAATTCTGCTTGGGCAACAGCTCAAGGGTTAAGTGGAACACCAGCATTTCCTGATGGTTACTCTCTTACATATTATCCAATAACTACTGGAACAACAGGAAGTGATGCGGCAGCTTTATTAATGGCATTAGGAGCTTTAACAGCACAAATGACAGCACCAAATGATTGGGGTTGGAATACTGCAGTTGATTTAACTCCTTGGTTAATGGAAGGTGTGGGAATATTAAATCCATATGAAGGTGCTGAAACAGGCGTTGTTGGATTACAAACTGCTCCATTATTAGATTTAAATGTATGGGCATTTATTGATCAAACTTCATTTGAAGCATCTACACTTAAATCTGATTTAAATTCTGTAGGTGGTACAATAGAAGGATGTGGAGAACCAGCAGAACCAAATTATTATACTATAAGCCCATGTGGTGAAGGTGAAGTTCAAATTATTCAAACTCCAGGGGAACATGGTATAGGAGAAGCGTTAAAAATAGGTGGTGTATGTTATGAAATAAGCGGACCAGCTGAACCAAATGATAATATTCAAGAAGTAACATTTGAAAATTGTGAAGCATGTGAAGCTGATGAAGATGTTTATTATTACCAATTAAAACCTTGTGAGGGAGATGGTTCACAAGATGTTCAAACACCAGTTTCATTGCTTGTAGGACAAGCAGTTAAATGGGAAGAGCAATGTTGGGAAGTAGTAGGTGATGCTGAAGAAAATGAAAATATAACAGAAGATACTTATGAAGATTGTGATGCATGTGAAGAAGCACTTGAAGGAGAAGAAGAAGGTCCTGATACAGATGGAGATGGTGTTCCTGATGAAGATGATGCATTCCCACTAGATCCAGAAGAAAGTGTAGATACTGATGGAGATGGTGTAGGAAATAATGCAGATGAAGATGATGATAATGATGGAGTGCCAGATGAAGAAGATGAAGATCCATTAGACCCTGAAGTATCTTAAATATAAATAAATTAAAAAAAATAAATTATGGCTTGTGGAAATTGTAATACATGTAATAGTTCTGATCCTTGTGGATGTCAAGATCATGGCTTAACAACACCTTGTTCATATACTGATTGCGTTGATCCTACCACAGAAAGATGTGATGAAGTAACATGTGCAGAATGTGTAACATGGTGCGGTCCAACATCTGAGATAGAAAATGGAGACGGAGATACATTTGTAATACAAGCAGGTGAAAGACTTGATTCAATATTACAAAGAATGATGCATGTTTTAGCTTTAGGTTTAATACCATGTACATCAAGTAATGGTCAACCTTCAGGTTTACATGCAGTTCAAAATATTTATTTTAGTACAATTACTGCTAATTCAATAACTATTGTATGGGGTGGAGAAGGTCCTGGTGTAACACAACTTAGTGTATTACATGATACTGCAACACCAACAGGTTGGTCAAGCAGTCCTTTAATTAATCCTGGGGTATTTAATTATACAATAACTGGTTTAACTCCAGCTACAGAGTATAAATTTAGAATAGATGCTAGTGATGGGTTTGGTGCATGTAAAAGTATTGTAGTTTACGCAAAAACATTGTAAAAACAACAAGTGATGGTTTGTTGGTTTTCTATCACAAACGTTGGGGGAGCCTTAGTTATTTAGGGCTCCCTTTTTTTTTCAAAAGATATTAACAGGCAATCAACATCTTTTTTGTATATTGCTGAACTTTATAACACTCAAATAAATGGATGGATTAAAAAAATTAGTTTTAGAATCATTAAAACAAAAAAAATCTCCAGAAATTTCTGCCAAAAGATGTGGCATTAGCGTTGAAGAATGGTTAGAAGTAAGAAAACAAATTAGAGAGGAAGACGCTAGAAAAAGAGAAATAGAAAAATTAGAGGATGAGGGAGATTATAGTCAAGCTGTAAATGTTGAATCAGGAGAAGCTAAATTTCAAGCTAAAACTGATAAAGAACCAAAAAGTGCAAATGAAATAATTAAGCTTTTAAAAATAGATACTTCTATTTGGAAATTATCCAGTTATTGGAATAAACAAATGGGAGATCATTGGAGAGTTTCTGCATTAGTTACAAGAAAAAGATTTGATACAGAAACTGTTTTAGAAGATTTATTAAAACATTGGAAACCAAAAACTTATAGAATTCCTAAGATTAAAATCAATCAAGGAAAAAAACAAAAAGTTTGTGGTGTATTATCTTTACAAGATATACATTTTGGTAAAGAAGGTAATTATACTATAGATAAAGATTTTGAAGAAACCATAATAAATCTTATTACCAGAGCTACATCTTCTCATTATATAGAGAATCTTTTTTATGTAGTAGGAGGAGATCTTATTAACATGGATACTTTTAATGGTACAACTACAAGCGGGACACCTGTAGATAATAGTTGTACTGCCACAGAAGCTTATATTCAAGCATTTGATGCAATTCATTGGTCTATAAATTATTTAGCTCAACATTGTGAAAAAATAACAGTTGTATATATACCGGGTAATCATGATAGATTATCATCATTTCATCTTGCTCATGCATTATCTAAAACTATAAAAAGTAAAAAGATAACTTGGGATGTGAAATATGAAGAAAGAAAAGTCCATATGTATGGAGTTAACTTTAACGCATTTGAACATGGAGATGTTAATAAAAAGAATACTCCATTAGTTTATGCAACTGAATTTTCAATAGAATGGGGTAAATGCAAAAATAGAACTTTATTTACTGGTCATTTTCATAGCAATAGAAAAGTTGAATATATAACAGCAAATGAAAATACTGGATTTATTCATAAAACATTACCAAGTCTTTCAAGATCAGATTATTGGCATAAACATAATAAATTTGTTGGAAATAAAAGATCTGGAAAATTAGAATTACAAGACCCACTAAAAGGAAATATATGTGAATTAACATTTTCACCGTAATAAAACAGTAGCACTTTAACTTTTATAAGTGCTCTTTTTTTTGTAAATTATAAATGTAGCTATGATAAATAATTTTAAAAAACCTAATTTAAATGCTCCTAGATATAGAGAAAAAAGAAACGGGCTATTAAATAAAGAAATAATTGAAGAGTTTAAAAGCAAAAAACCTGCTTATGCTAATATAGATAATGAAAAATTAAAAAAGATAATTACTATGTATAATAAAAACCTTTGGAATGGTGTAATAGAACACAGAGATGGTGTTGAATTACCTGATTTTTTGGGTTATTTATTTATTGGTACATGCCCTCCTCCAAAGAGTGTAAATACAAATTACTCATTATCAAAGCAATATGGAAAGGTTTTACAAAATAAAAACTGGGAAACTGATGGTAATATAGGTAAAATATTTTATACAAATTATAGTACACGATATAGATTTAAAAATAGAGAGTTATGGAAATTTACTGCGGTTAGAGATTTTAAAAGAGCTGTAGCTTCAGAATACCCAAAAACTTGGACAAAATATATTGTAATGAAAAATAAATATAGAATAGCAGATCTATATAAAAATAAACCCAAAGAAGAAAAAATTAGTTATGACAACAATAGGTGAAGTAATATCAAGAATAAGAGGTCAATTAAAAGCTGAATACCAAGATTCTTTTGTAACAGATAGATATATCTATAGTCTGATTACTAAGTATGCCCAATTCTTAATGAGAAGGCAAGATAGTACTAATAAACTAATGAAGTTTAATTCTGTTTGGAAAAGTTTACCTTTTGTTGAATTAATTGAAGTAGACAAAGTTGAAGCAGAATGTACAGGAATTCAATCAGGTTGTACAATAAAACGTACAGCAGAAAAATTGCCAGATATGATAGAAGGTTATTGGGGACCATTAATTAGGACGGTCAGCTCTATAGATGGTTCTATTGAATTACAACCAACTCAACCAGGTACATATACTTCTATGACTAAAACAACATCATTTAAATACAACAATAAAAAATATTTTTGGTATTTAAATAATTATTTATATTTCCCAGATATGGATTGGGATGCAGTAAAATTAGAAGGTGTTTTTGATGATGATATATCAGCATGGTTATGTGGAGCAGAAGAAAAATGTGTTCCTAGATATGAGCAAGCAATTAATATACCTGAAGCTTTATTTGCTGAAATAGAACAACAAGTATTACAAGTAATGATGAATACTCTTCAAATTCCAGCAGAAGATTCAGATAATAAACAAAATGTTAATAGATAAGTTATGCCAGCAAAGAAAAAAACAACAAAGAAAAAAAGTACGGTAAATGCATCAGGTAATTATACAAAACCTACTATGCGTAAAAATCTTTTTAATAAAATTAAAGCTGGCAGTAAAGGAGGAAAACCTGGGCAATGGTCTGCTAGAAAAGCACAAATGTTAGCTAAACAATATAAAGCTAAAGGTGGAGGATATAAAAGCAAAAAGAAATAGTTATGGCAAAGAAAAAAATAAAAGCACCAGCTGGATTTCATTGGATGAAAGATGGTAAAAAAACACCAAAGTTAATGAAACATACAGGAAAGTTTGTACCTCATAAAGGTGCAAGTTTGTATGCTAGTTTTGATGTGCAAACCAAACATAAAAAATAATGGCTAAAACTAAAAGACAAAAAAGTTTAGATAGATGGACTAAGCAAAAATGGAGAACTGCTAGCGGTAAAAAATCTTCAGAAACAGGAGAGGTTTATGCTCCAGCTAAAACTATTGCTAAACTTAAAAGCACTAAAAAAGGTAAAAAAAAGTTAGCAGCTGCAAATGCAAAAAAAAGAGCAGCTACAAAAAAAGGAAAACAACACGCAAAACATGGATTGCATAAAGGAAAAAAAAGATGAGAAAAATAGAAACATATAAAAAAGGAGGATCTACTAAGAAAAAGAAAGATTCTAAGTTAACAAGAGCTGGTGTTTCTGGATATAATAAACCTAAACGTACACCAAATCATCCTAAAAAATCACATGTTGTTGTTGCTAAAGTTGGAGATAAAACTAAATTAATAAGGTTTGGTCAACAAGGGGTAAAAGGTGCTGGTAAAAATCCTAAAAGTAAAAAAGATAAAGCTAGAAAGAAAGCGTATTATGCAAGACATAATGCTCAAGATTCAAAACCATCAAAACTTTCTGCAAGATATTGGTCACATAAAGTAAAATGGTAAATTAAAATAAGATGAGTGTATCACATAAATATAGAACTTTTGATCAATTACTAGAAGATGTATCTATTGATTTTAATACATATGCATTAGAAGGTATGATTGATCCGCAGCAATTAATTAAAGTTGCTACTAGAATAAATTATGATTTAGGGTTAAAAATTCATAGAACTAAACAAACTGTTTTAAATGTAGAGCATAATAAAGTTAAATTACCTGCAGACTTTGCATATATGAATTATGCATTTATTTGTGGTGATTATACTATTTCACAAAAAATGCCATCTGGTACACATGTTGATACAACTAATCCAGTACCTTATGTTCCAGATCCTGGATATACAGGACCGTGTGAAGATCCAACATGCAATGAAGTTTGTGTTATTCAACCATGTGAAGATAAAAATACATCTTATCAAGTTGTACAAAAAATAGGAAGTGCTGAGTATAGAACTTTTACTATGTTTAGAAAATTAAGAATACAAGATGTTAATTCTGAACAATGTGAATGTCCTAACATAACAGAACAAGCTCCTGATATTGCAGAAATAAGAGATGGTTGGTTAATTACTAATTTTAAAAGCGGTAAAGTTTATATAAGTTATCAAGGTGCTATGGAAGATGCAGATGGTAATTTACTTGTGTTAGATCATCCTTATTGTAATGAATATTATGAATATGGCTTAAAACAAAGAATTTTAGAAAATATGATTTTTGCAGGAGAACCTGTACAAAATCAATTAGCAATGGTAGAAAATAGATATAGAGCATCAAGAAATAATGCTTTAAGTTTTGTTAATACCCCGGACTTTAAAGAATTACAACGTGTATGGTGGATGAATAGAAATGCAATGTATCATAAATATTATGATATGTTTTCTAGTACACCTGTTCTAAGACCAACAAGATAATATATAACTCATGGCAAAGCGTAGGAAACAAAAAGAACAGCCACCATTTGAATCCAAGAAAGCTAAACTTGGAAATACATCTTCAATAGAAACCAATGGGTTTGTAAAAGGGATGGTAAAAGATCCTTTTCCCAGTTTTGAAGATAAACAATCTTGGACTCATGCTAGAAATGCGGCTAATAATTCTATTGATGGGGATTTAGGTGTAATTGGAAATGAACCTTCTAATTTACATTGTGTTAATGTTCCATATACAGTTATAGGTGCAATACATTTATATCAAGATAAATGGGCAATTTTTTCTACAGATGATGATAATTCTGAAATTGGATTATTTGATGATAGTGAGTGTACATATGAAACGCTTGTTAATGATCTATGTTTAAATTTTAAAAGACTTCATTTAATTAAAGGGGCAGCTAAAGAAAATTATGATTGCACATGGCAATTATATTGGGATGATGGTTTTAATCCATCCCGTTCTATGAACATTAATGATATACCTTATATTCAAATTCAAACTTCACCTATTGGTGATGATTGTGTTATATATGAAGATACAACAGATTTAGATTGTGAAAAAATTAGATTGGCTCCTTTAGTAGATACACCTTGTGTAAAAATATCAAAGGCGGAAGATGGAGGACAATTAAGAAATGGGTCATACCAAGTATTTATTGCATATACTGAGAATGAACAAAAAACAACTGATTATATAGGGGTATCTAACATTCAAAGTTTATGGGATCATAATGATACAGCATGTTCATTAAATATTGAAGTAAGTAATTTAGATAAAGATTTTGAATATTATGAAGTAGTTTTATTATCAATATATGCTCAACAAACTCAAGCTAAAAAGATTGGTTTATTTAGTACAGAGACAACTAAAATAAATATTGATTATGTTGATCAAGCATTACCTAATGTATCTTTAAAATTATTACCATTACAAAACCCAGCATATGAAAAATCAGATGCTATGTTTGTAGTTAATGATTATTTAATAAGAAAAGGACCTACAGAACAATTTGATTTTAATTATCAACCATTAGCAAATGAAATAACTGCACATTGGGTGTGTGCAGAATATTCAAATAAATATTATTATAATGGTGGAAATAAACCAACTTTTTTAAGAGATGAGCAATATGCATTTTTTATTAGGTTTATTTATAATACAGGAGAAAGATCTGCATCATATCATATACCAGGAAGACCACCTAGAAATGCAACTACTTTTCCAGCAGGTGTAGATCAATATAATAATGTAATAGATGAACTTGGAATAGGTACTGGACCAAATCAATTATCATCTACAGAAAGAAATTTTGAAGTATTTAATACGGCTATAGAAACATCAAGTGGTTTAAATATTCCAACAGATGATGGTGGAACTATAATTGCTAAAGGAGATATGGCATATTGGGAATCTACAGAAAGATATCCTGTTACTAGACCTGATATTTGGGGAGATTTGTGCGGTAAACATATTAGGCATCATAAAATGCCAACTGAAGAAACCAGTAATAATTTGCATTTATCAAATCCTCAAGGAGAAACTATAAGATTAATAGGTGTAGAATTTAAAAATATAGCTAGACCATTATTTAATGATGGTACAATAATACCAAATATTATTGGTTATGAATTTTTAAGAGGTACAAGAGAAGGAAATAAATCTATATTAGGAAAAGGTATTTTTAGAAATATGAGGAAATACGTAATTCCTGATGGAGCTAATAATGCTGATACGGGTATGCAAGGATTATATCCTAATTACCCTTATAATGATTTAAGAGAGGATAGATATTTTATTCAACCTAATGCTAACCAAGATAATCAATCTTATGGTAAAGAAAGTTATTATGATACATTTAGTGCTTTTCCACCTTTAGATGGATATAAACAAGATGTATTTACTTTTCATTCACCTGAATTAAGTTTTAGAAATCCTTTTTTAAATGCTTATGAGACAAGAATGTATGGTTCATTAGGTGGAAAATCAACAGGGCATTGGATAAAGTCTGAAAAACACCCACAACATAAACTATTAAGAAATTCAGGTATTCTTGTTGCCGGTGTATTTGGTGTAGGTTATGGTCTTGAAAAAATGAGAGGGCGTAAGAATAAAACTTATGATCCAATAAAGCAACTTAATATAGGTGCAAATGGAACTTTTGCTGTTGGTAGTGGGTATGTTATTGCACCTTTTTATGGAGGTAGTTCTGCTGCATCTGGTGTAACAAGTGGTCTTCAAGTAGCAGCAGATTTAGCATTAGATGCTGTAATAAATGCTGCTATAGATACACTAGCTTTTCCATTAGATATAGTTAGTGGTGGATCTGCTACATATCTTGCAACAGAACTTGCTGCAAACGTTTCTGATGGAATTCAAGGAGTTTTTCCTGGTACATCAGGGGGTGGAAAACATTATGATATTGAAGGAAGTGAATTAAAAGAAGTGCCGCCATTATTTTATCTAATGAGTTCAATAATGCAATTTTTGCAACAAGCTTCTATTGGTGCACAAAAAATAATTGATTTTATATATGAATTAATTAGTACTCAAGATTATGCCTTAAAATATAATTCACACGGTTTTCTTAAACAATTTTATGAAGGACAATCTGGAAGTTTATTTAGAACAAAAAATACTGCGTCCAATTATATAGGTAATACATTTACAGCATTTGCACAAGGTGGAAATACTATAGGTGGTTATAAAATTAATAATCTACAAAGACCTAAAACTGTAGCAGTTGAAACAGAAAAGCCATTTCCGGATCCAATTCAAAATGATGTATCAAGAATTATACTAGGTTCATTTGGTTGGGATGATGGATTATTAAAACCTGGCAAATGGAGGTTAACTAATATATCTGCACACTATGGAGCAATAAAATTTAATCAAGATAATCAATATGGTCAATTAGAAGGTGTTAGACAAATCCAAATGAGAGGATGTGTTGAATTATTTCCCGATAAAGATTTAGGTAATTCACAAGAAAGATATAATTCAGAACCAATTTGGGGAGGAGATAATTATGTAAATAGGTATACAGAAAAAACTATTATGCCAATATTTACAAACTTTCAATATGATCAACCAGATGAAACACCTTTTGATTATTTAAGATATCAAAATATTCCATTACCAAGATATTGGATGGATACTCAAAGATATAATGTTAGTAAGGTTATAGAAAAATTTACAGAATTTACAACCGCAATGTTAGGTGGTAGTAATGCAGGACAATATGGTGCACAAATATTACCCAGTGGTATGTTTTATTTAGATAGACCTTCTAATAGTGATTATAATGCATGGGATGCTGTATTTGGAAATTTTGATGGTGATAGAATGCCAATATTTAATATGAAAAATACATACATGTATACTCATGTAAATGGTATTTTAGATTTCTATGTTGAATCAGAAATTAATGTAGCACAAAGAGATTGGAAAGATAATACATTCAGTACATTCCATTTTGATCATCAAAATTTTGCAGATATTGATACTTTATTTGATGCTCAATTTATTAGAGAAGGTAATTATTATAAATATGATTATTCATTAAGTGTTGCTAAATTTATAACTAATTTAAGCAGTTTTGGTACAGTACAACCAAGAGATTATGATCCATTAGTAGCAGAAAAATGTTTTCAATATTATCCTAAAAGATTAATATATTCATTACGAGCTCAACAAGAATCTAAAAAAGATTTTTGGAGAGTTTTCTTACCGGCTAATTACAAAGATTTTAAATCCATAGTTAATACTATAAAACCTATAAATCAAACGGGAGCTCTTATGTTATTTCCATATGAATCTCCTAAATTATTTAAAGGTGTAGATACTTTACAAACAAGTTTAGATACTAAAATTATTATAGGTGATGGTGGATTATTTAATCAAGAACCACAAAATATAGTTAATTCAGATTTATCAAATGAATATGGTTCTTGTGAAAGTGCAAGAAGTGTAATGAATACTCCATTGGGTGTTTTCTTTATATCTCAAGAACAAGGTAAAATATTTCAAACGTCAGGTCAAGGTTTAGTACCTATTTCTGATGCAGGTATGAAATGGTGGTTTAATAAATATCTACCATGTCAATTATTAAAAGAAGTTCCTAGTATAGAAGGAAAACCTATTGTAGATAATCCAGTAATAGGTGTGGGTTGTCAAACAATATATGATCCAACAGACGGTATTGTTTATTTCTGTAAAAGAGATTATGCAGTTGTAGAAGAATTTAGCGGTCATATATTATATGATGATGATGAAGGATTTCAATTAAATCTTACTTCATATAGTGGTCAACCCGGAGTTCAAACTTGTCCTGATGGCTATTCATATAATAGTCAAACAGGAATGTGTGAAAAAAGAACATATTCTATTCCTACATTAATAGGAGATAATCAATATGAGTGTAATGAGGGAGAAACATTAATTCAAAATTCTGCTGGTCAATGGTTATGTGAATTTTTAGATGTAATTGATCCAATTATAAGTCCCCGTGGAATAAATATTTCATTAGGTGATCCTATTTATTTTACAGATAGTTCATGGACAGTTAGTTATGATCCTAAAGTTAAAGCATGGATTTCTTTTCATGATTGGCATCCTGAATTATGCTTACCAAGCATTAATCATTTTTTAACAACAAAATCACAAGATTTAGAAATACAATGTGATGAAGGATATACATACAACCCTGCTACAGGAATGTGTGAAAGAGGTACAACAATAGAAGAAGAAAAATTAGCAATAACTACAGTAGATGAAGTTCCAGCTACTGGTACAATAGTAGATGATTGTCCTGTAGGAGATTTAATATTCACTAAAGATGATGATATAGATGATTTAACAGCAAATTGGGATAGGTGGTGTATAACAGCATTTGGAGGAAGAAGACAGCCTTCAGGTAGTGGGCCTGTTGTTTGGAGTGATGTAGATCAAACTACTGGGATACCCTCTGCTGCACCAGGAACATATTTTGATCCTGCAAGTACATATAATTTAGGAACTTTTAATGTTCCTATGCAAGAAGGTGAAAATGTTACAACAGCTGATGGTGCACCTCAAAATGCAGCTCAATCAAATCAAGATTATTGGTGGTATAATTCTGCAATAAATAAATATATTATTTGTATAAATGTTAGAGGAACGGGTTCTGGTAACGCATGGCAATGGACAACATTTGATCCAAGAGAAAATTATGGGAATGTTGGAAATCCAACATCAACAGAATATTTAACTACAAATCAAACATGGAATACAGTACCATTAGATGGTAATGATTATACTATTGATTCACAAGGAAATGTAATATTAGCAAGCATTAAAAATGCAGCATTTCCTAAAAAAGTTAGAATGCCAATTAATAGTGGTCTTGTAAATGGATATTGGAGTAAATGTGAATTTGGTAATTATACTCATGAAGTAACGCTTAGAAGTGGTAATAGTGATAATGATTTTATAGGTGTTGTTTTAGGAGCTGTTAAAGATGTTGATGGTATATATGGACCAACAAATGAAACACATAATTTACTTTTAATGTTTTCTAATGCTACCCAAGATTCTAATGGTAAAGGAACTATAAGTATATATTATAATTATGGAAATAGTGCTTATGCTTTCTTTGATCCTGCAAATCCTGGCGGACAAAGACCTGTATTAGTTAAAAGAGTTCCTTCTCCATGGAATGGTGGTGCTCAAACTCAAGGTGGATCCTATGATGATCAAGGCTCTGTAAGAGTAAAGGTAGAAAAAACCGGAACTTTAATAGATATATTTACAACAGAAACAATGGGGCCACAAACTGATGCTGCAGTAGCTCCAGGAGGAACTAATCAATATAACCCAACTCCCGTAATATCAATAGATTTAGCAAATGTTGCAACATGGACAGACGCACCAACATTTGCAACTGGAAATGAATTATTAAAATTTCAAAATAATTGTAAAATAGGATTCTTTACTTTTTCTCAACCAGCTACATATTTTTATGATATAGCATTTGAAGGGGAAGTGCAAACTAGACCGGGTTGTGATTGTCCTTCAGGGTACACTCAAGTTTGGGAAAATCCAGCTACAGGATATTTTACTGAACCAACTGGTCCTTGTCCAGGAGAAATACCATTAGTTTGTAGAAAAATAGAATGTGATTGTCCACCAGATCCATTTGGAGGTAATGATCCAGGAACTCCATCAGGATCATGTGATGACGTTTATTTATATGGAGATCCAACATATGTTAACCCATCACCTTTGATGTGTACATATACAAAAGATGATTTTGAAAGTTATTTCCCACCTAAATCTACAGGAAGTATTTGGAGGCATAATGATAGATGTGATGATTTTGCTGGATATTATGGCGTAAGTTATCCTTGGGAAATAGAATTTGTAGAAAATAGCGGTCAAGTAGTTAATACTTTAAGAAGTGTAGAGTATCAATTAGAAAGTTTTGTCTATAAAGGAGATTTAAGAAATGGATGTGGAGATGATAGATATCATGATTTATTTTGGAATTTTGATGAAGCTATTATACATAATAGTGAACAAGTATCTGGATTGTTAAAACTAAATCTTCAACCACAATTAGATCCAATTACAGCATTAGATTACCCAATATTTAATCCAGCTGATATAGATATTATTTTTAATAAAGTAGAACAAAAATATAGATTTAATATGTTCTGGGATATTACTAATGATAGAGGTGAATTTACTAATGCTGAACAACAAATATGGAATACTCAATTAAATGGGTATATAAGAGATTTAAATTTTTTAAATTTAGATTATAATAAACCTGCTGAACAACGTAAAAAGTTTAGACATTATTACAATAAACTTATTTTAAGACGTAGTACAGAAGGTGAAAGAAATAGAAAAATGTTATTAAAAGTAGCTAATACCAAACTTAATCAATCTTTTAGATAATGGGAAAAGGAATAGGGTTAAAAGGAGGACCAAATTATTTGGTTAAAGATCAGCAAGGTCAATGGAAATATCCTGGTCAAAATACACGTATAATGGGTAATGATATTACAATGAAAGGTGTACCATATCCTGTATGGGCTCAACCAAATGTAGGACCACCAACATTAATGAATCCCGGTAAAGATTATTATTTTCCTAATGCAGACTATGTAGATGAATCTCCAATACTACCCTCATATCAATCTAAGGGAGAAATAAATAGCATTTTTGATCCACGGTACAAAGAGTATAAAAAAATAAGAAAAGAGAATAAAAATATTGAATCACTTAATAAAGAAATAGATGCTGCTAAAGACGCTTATGAATTAAGATGGTCAGTAGTAGATGATTATACTGATAGTACAGAATGGATGAATTCTCCTGAATTTTTAGGGTTTGAACAATATAAAGATCTAGTTAAACCTGGTGAAGCAACTATTTCTAAAAAATTTAAAACAGGGTCAAATTTAATAGTAGATAAAAGTTGGGGAGAATCAGATTGGGAAGGAGCTAAATCACCAACAATAGAAAATTATCATAGAAAATTACCACGACATTCTATGACTGATGATGAATATCAACAATATATATCTTGGGCACAAACAAATAATCCTGAATATTTTGCTGAACATAATATTGAAGAATTATTAAAAGGATTACCTCCTCAAAATATAGTAGTAAGAAGTATGATTCATGATTTGGGTTATCCAACAAATAATGAAGAAAACAATTTTACAATAAATACGAATGATATTATTGAACCACAACCTACTATAGAACAAGTAGAGCAAGAACAAATAGAATATAAAAAGCTTTTACAAAAAGACATAGTTGAGTTAAATAGAGAAAAAAATGATTTACAATCTTTAGAAGCTAGAAGCGGTCTTAATCAATCTCAAAAAGAAAGACTTAATCAAATACAAGCTATGCTTCAAGGTGATGCTGGTTATGTGCAAGATAATATGCAATATAATCAAGGCATTAAAAAAGACGGTGGGGATATTCTTCCAATATTTCAATTTAAAGGGGAAAATTCTAATGAACCCACTAGAGTAGAAACAGGTACACAAAACTTTTCATTTGATAAGTCTCCTGCAGAAATGGAGGCAGAGTTTGATGCTCAAGTTGCAAGTTATGATGATCAAGCCAATCCTTTAGATAAAAGTGGAAATCCTATAACATATAGCAATTCTCAATGGTTACGTTATAATTATGCTATGGATCAAAAAAATAAAAATGATCAAGCAGCTCAAGACAGAGAGAATTATGTTTATGAAAAAAAGTTGCAAGAGGCTGCTCCTGTTTGGATGGCTGATAAAGGTATAAATCCTAATACTGGCAAACCTTATACGGTGGAAGAATTTAGAGCATTAAATGAAGCAGGGCAACTAAAACATTATGTCTTTGATGAAAATGTTACAGGACCAGAAGGTGAATTAGAACCTATATTTATAGGAGGTAATCTTCCTGATTTTGAAATAGAAACTGTTTCAGATGAAACACAAAGACAAAGGGATGAAACTTCATGGAGATTAAGGCATGAGGAGGAAATGAAAAAAAGGTATCCTGCATGGGAGACTATAAGTGACAATCAAAAAGAAACATTATGGGATCATCATAATCCTTATAGTACTACATTTGGCTCAACAGCAAATAGATCAAGCAATCCTCTCATAAGACAAGCTATAATAGAGGGTGTTAGAGGAGGTGATTACTTAGATGATTATGGGCAACAAATAACTGATGCTATAGTTAAACCAGGTATGACTGTTGCAGCTTTACCATTGGTTGCATCTGCATTACCTTATGTAATGCCTGCAGCTAGTGAAGTAATGGGAACTAAAGTTGTTGGGGATGTAACTGTTGGGGGTCTTATGGATGCTTATGGTGCTTATCACGGAGCTACACATTTACCAGGAGATGTTCAAGAGTTTGCTAATAATCCAACTTGGGGTAATGCAGGGTCTATAGGATTAGATTTGTTTGGTATAGGTGCTGGTGGATATGCAGCAGCAAAACAATATATTCCAACCATTAAAAGTGGATATAATGCAGTTGCTACTGGAAACTCTCCGTTACCTATTGCATGGAAATCTGGATTAAATGAAGGAAATATTAGTGCTGCTTATCAAGGTTCTAAAAACTATGATGCTTTAAAAGGTGCTAATTTAACTGATGAGGAAGCTGAAATTGTAAGACTTTGGCAACATAGTCCAGCTGATATAAAAGGTGCTGATAGATTAAAGCTAGATGAAATTGTTGCTAAATACAACTTAGGAGATCAATCTATAAATACACCTATATCTAGAATACAAGGTTATTATGGAAGTCAAAAAAACTTCCCTACTGAATATGGTTCTAAAGTAACTTGGGATTCTCCAAGATCTTGGAGTACAGGAGCTTGGAAAGATGGTGCACCACTTAATCCAGCAGGTACTCAAAGAATAGTAATACCTGAAAGGTATGCAAAAAACATGGGAGAAGATTTTTTTAAAGTTCCTATTAAAGAAAACCAAAACTTACAAGATTTAATAAATACTACTAATGTTGGAACTAAAGAGAAACCTTTTTTCATGACTACAGAAAAGCTTTTAGGTGAGAAAGAATTACTTGGAATGCCAAACCTTAAAGTTATTGGTAGAGATAACACAGGACACTTTAATGATATTATTGTAAAACCAGTTAAATCATCAAAAACAAGTTCTACAAAACCTAATATTATAAAGGAAACAGATGAAGTAGTTGAGACACGAACAACATTAAATCAAGCAGATGATACAGATTGGGCAAACATTCCAGATAATACAGGAGTTGATACTGAATTTTGGCCTGGTACTTATATACCAAAAAAGCCTCAAAAAGTAGATACACAACCATCTACGTTTTATGGTAATGAAAAATATAACCAAAGCCTTACTGAAGTAAATGAACAAATAGCTAAACAAAATGAATTAATATCTGAACATAATATAAAAGTTAATACTGGTAAAGCTAGTAAAGATCCTAAAGTAAGAGAACAATTTAAAGATCAAACTACACTACCCTATAAAAATTTAGAACAACCTTTAGAAAATGTTGATGATCATATAATGCCTTTAATAGAAAATTTTAACAATCCTGCAGCTAAAGAAAAATTAATTAATTTAGGAGTTAAAGATCCAGATGATTTTATACAATATCTTTTAAACGAAGTTCAATATACAAATGTACCAGGAAGAGGAGGATATGCAGGAAGTTCAGTAGGAAATGTATCCGGTGTAGATGATTTAGTTAATTTAGGTATTGGTCAACATACTGAAAGATTTGCTTATGTTCCAAATATAACATCTCATACTGGAGATCATGAAATTGGTCATTTGATTCAAAGATATATGGAAAAAAGAGGGTTGAATTTACCTCAAAGAACATATTCTGTAAAAAGTACAAAAACTGGTTTACCTATAGAGGGGATTAGTCCTAAAACTGTAAATAAACCTATGACAAAATTTGATGAAGAAGCTTCTGAATTCTTTAGAAACTTTAAAAAAGAAGATGATTGGTTGTCTACTAAAGACGCTGAAAATTTTGCTTATACTCAAAAGGATTATAATATAAATAATAAAGGAAATCTTTTATTACCACAAGATAGGTATAAAGTACAGCTGAAAGATCTTACTGATGAGGCTAATGCCGCAGCAAAAAATATTGAAGAAGCTAGAATGCAAGGAATGGGTGATAAAGGTTTTAAGTCTTATTTTAGAGATAAAGAAACAAAAGATTTATGGCAGAGTATGGTTGAACATCAAGAACTTGCAAATAAAAGATTATCAGAGTTTACAAAAAGATATCCAGATGAAACTACTTTTATTAATCAAACTACACATCAACATGAACCTCTTGCAATGTTAAGAGAACTTAGAAATGAATTATATCAGAATGGAATAATTAAAAACTTTCAAGATCCTATTGATGAAAAGACATTAATGCAGTTTTGGAAATCAGATGCTGGTAAACAAAATAGAATATTAAGTTTTTTACAACCATCTACAGAAGGAAAAAAAGGTATAATTGATTTAATAAATAGGACACCTGTTGTTGCAGGTGCTGTAGCTACAGGAGGGCTTGGAGTAGCAGCAGGTTCTTCAGGTTCTAATGAAGGAATGCAATATGGTGGGGCATTACCAAAAGCTCAAAATGGAAATGGAAATTTTATAAAAAAAATGTCTGCAATAGCAGCTAAAGCAGCACCATCTGCACCAGCAACATCAACAAAATTAGAACAATTAAAACTTATGCAAAAATTGTTTGAACAACGTGAAAATACTATACCTCAAGAAATGTTGGTAAGACAAGCGTATAAAGAATCTACATTTGATCCAGAAGCTGTTTCTCCAGCAGGTTATAAAGGAATAGCTCAATTAGGAGACGCTGTTATTAAAGATTATAAAAAAGCAACAGGAGAAACAGAAGTTGATCCTTTTGATCCTGAAGATGCTACTAAAGTACAAAAATGGTATATGGATCATTTATATAATGCCAGTTTTATAAATAAACCCAATCAATCTCCTATAGTAAGAAGAGCAAAAACATTTGCTGCTTATAATTGGGGAAGAGGTAATATGTCTGAATTTTTAAATAACCAAAAAGAAAAAGGTGTTGATATATATAGTGATGATATGAAATGGTTAGAATCATTACCAGAAGAAACTAAAGATTATGTTCATAAAATAGTTTTAGCAGATAATGAAAAGTGGGAAGAAGAATATTTAAAATCTAAACATGATAGTATTAGTGAAACATATTATGATCAATTATTTGAACTTCCAAAAAAACAAACTGGTGATGAAATTAAAACAGATAGTGTATATGTTTCACAAGGTGAAATAGGACCTAGAATAGCTGCTAAATTTGGAATTACATTAAAAGAATTATTAGATGCCAATCCCGGAGTTAATCCAATGATGATTGCTAAAGGCACTTCAATAAATATTCCAGGAGTGGGAACACCAATTCAACAAACAGTTGTTGAAGAAACAATAGCACCAGTTGAACAACCAATTGAACAAACAATTGTAACACCTCCTGTAACACCAATAAAACAGCCTGTTACAGTACCATCTACAAAAGAAAAAGTTGTACAAGAAGTTGTACAACAAAAACCTGTTATAAATAAACCAAATAAAATCACTTCAGTAAATACACCAACAGAACCGGTAATTACTGAACAACCAAAACCTATTGTAAAAGAAGAAACAACAGAAAAACTTTTACCTAAGATAGATTTTACACAGTATGAATATAAAGCAGAACCATCAACTACTGATGTAAATTTAATTACAATGCCCGTTGAATCATTTATGCCACCCGGAGATAATACAGTAGTTAATATAAATGATACTTTAACATTAGGGGAGCATCATTATGCATATGATCCTAATAAAAAAGAACCGCCAAAACCAAAAGAAAAAGACTCTCCATTGGATATAGCTATGAATTGGATTGATGATAAAATAGATAATCTACATAGAGGTTATGTAAAATATATGGATGGTGATGTTTATAGTACAGAAAAAGTTGATGTTGATATTAATCTTGAAGAAGAAAAATCTCCATTAATGGATAAAGTAGATCTTTTTAATGCACGTTTAGCTTTAAATGCAAAAGAAGGAGAAACACCTTTATATGTTGATGGAGTATCAGGAGAAACAAACATTCAAGAATCACCAAATCTAGAAAAAGTAAATTTAATAAAACCTATATATAAAGATTTAGGAACTGTTAAAGATAGTAAAGGTAATTTAATGATGTATCAAAATTCTTTTGATGCTAAGAATGGTTTTAATTATGTTCCTATAAAGAACTATGGTAAATCAGATGATAACACTCAATATTCAAATGTTAAAGGAATTGCACATTTTTTATTAGACTCTGATTTAACAGATGGATACAAGCATCCTTATGCTAAAAAAATGATTGCTGACCAATTAAATGGAAAACCTGTAGCACCAGGATCAACTGTAACTGATGGTTATTTTCCAGTATATGAAAGATTAGAAAATGGTCAAGTTAATATAAAGTATTTAAAAAAGAATGAAATAAAAGATTATGCTTCTATTGCTTCACCATTACGACAATACAAATGGTCTGATTTAAATTGGGATGGTAGAACCAGTGCTCAAGGATTTCAAAGTACAGTATCATCAATACCTACTAGTAAAAGTTATACCATAGGTGGAAAAAAATCTAATGAAACACATTTAATATTTCCTACCAGTAACTCTAGAGGTGGTAAAAATGCATATGGTAGATTTGGTGGAACAGGTGTTATTTTCTTTATAGAAAGACCTAATGGTCAAAGAGAGGCAATAGAAATGGCTGGTTCAATTAATATGATAAAAAAAACAGCCAATGAAATAATGAAAAAATATAAACTAAAACCTGAAGAACTTATATTTGGTTATCATGATGTAGGAAGTTTTAGTGCAAGACCTCAAGCTAGTAATGGAAAATTAGATTTTAACCAATGGAGCGGATTTAATAAAGCTAGTAACCCACATGTTGGAGGAGCATTGGCATTTCCTAGCATGAAAGTTGGTGGAGAAATGAGCAAAAAGCAAAATAAAAAAACAGATAAATTACAAGTTTATAAAGATTACATAAACGGTGTATATGATAATACTGATGATATAACTTTTGCTGAAAAAGTTTATGATAAACTTAATAGAATGCATTATAAAGATGCTAAGAAATTAGGAATGCATGTGCCAAATTATATAATGACGCACATAATTAAAAAAGGTAATGAATAATAATTTAGGCAATCTGCATAAATATTTGTATATTAATATAGTATAATGGGCACAATAAAACGTATGAAATATCAAGAAGGAGGTGAAGCAAATATGCCATCACCAATGGAATTGCAATTACAAATTAAAAAGCAATTAGAAGGTGGAGCACAACCGGAAGCATTAATTGCTGAATTATTGCAAATGCAAATTTCAGAACAAGATATTAAAGTTGCATTTGAAAGTTTGGGAATGCCTGAAGATCAGGTAATTGCAGCAATAGATGTTGCTGTTCAACAATTAAACGCCAAAGCTTCAGAAGAAGAAATGGGTATGATGGAACAACCAATGATGCCAGAAGCTTCACCTGATCAAATGGCAGCTCAAGAGCAAATGGCTCCAATGAATCCAAATATTCCACAAGAATATGGATTACCTGATCAAATGATGCAAGAAAATCCTGAGCCAGCAAGTTCAGAGGATATTGCTCAATTAGAAGCAATGTTACCTAAAGCCAGTACAGGAGCATTTATTCCACCACATCAAAGAGGAATAGGTAGAGGAGGAGGATCATTGTATCTTCCAGATTATGGTACAGATCAAAAATGGGAAACTGATGTTTTAAATATGCCTAAAATGCCAAGACCATTATACAATAATGTAATGATGCATCAAAACCCATTGGCTAATCTTGTTACATCTGTAGCTGATTTTGGACGAACTTTGTTTAGCAAAAAAGATAGAGATGGTGATGGTCATTCTGATGGTATTTTTAGAAGAGACACAAAAGAACAAAAAAGTGTTCCGGGGTATAAATCACGAAAGAAAGAATGGAGAGATAATAAAGGAGCTTACCAAAGACATACAATTGATGCAGGACTAAATGCAGATGGAACTCCAAGAAGTGAAGCTGACTTTAAAGAGAATTATGTTTTTGATCAAACAAATAGAGAAGTTCTTAGTAAAGATGATGTACTTCAAAGGTTTACAGATAACTCTAGTATAGCATTTGATGAAGAAACAGGAAGGTATAAAATGTATGCTTCTGATAATAAAAGAGACAATAGAAGAAACATTAGAAAACATGATGCAGTAGATTTACAAGAGTTTGGTCAAAGAATGAAAGATAATCCTGATCAAGCAAAAATGCTTTTTGATTATTATGGTCAAACAGAAAAAGAAACTGGGATACCAACAGGAACAACATTAGGTATAGATAAAGATGGGTATGGTACATCTTATGCACCAGGTACAGTTAATCCAGATTTTTATAAAACAGCAATGTATGAAAATACTCTTAAAAAGCATGGAGGCTCTTTATCACATGGTGGTGAAAATCTTATGGAACATGATTCTATGCAAAAAGATTTAAAAAAAGTAGGGCCTGAATTTTTACAAGCATTTATGCAAGTTGTTAATCAAGGAACACCAACACACACTATGCCTGATGGTACAGTACATCCTGGTGCAACACATGAAGAGTATTTGGCTATGCAACAAGGATTGCCATCATATCAATATAGAGGAGAATTTAATCTTAATTTACCAAAACTTACTGATGCAGAAAAAATAGGGTTAGGAACAGGAGCAACATTTGGTTTGCTTTCAAGTTTTACAAATCCTAGTTCTAGTATAAGTAAAAACATAAAGGTTAAAAATACTGCACAACAAATGTGTACAGATAATACATGCCCTGCTGGTTCAACTGATTGGAAAGATTATACTAACCGTGCAAATATGGAATTAGGTATTGGAGAAGATCCAAATAGACCTGGTTATTTTAGTTCAGATGAATTTGCTACAGGAAATGTAGGAAAGGCTTGGGGAAAAACCCTTGGTAGAACTGCATTAGGTGCAGGAGCTGGATGGTTAACAGGATATGGTAGTCAATGGTTAGGACATAAATTAGCTCCAAAAGTATTTGCAAATCCAGGAAAACTTTTTAGACAAGGTGGTGGTGAAAACGCATCTAACCTGTATGAATTTTATGAAGGAAATTTACCTTCAATAGCAGAAAGAGCTGATTTATTTAAAGCATCTGGTTTAGGAAGTGGCTATACTGGTACAGCTTCTGAAAATAAAAAATTATTAGAGTATTTAAAAAGAACAGATAATATACCTTTAGATCAAGATTTAGATGAAATAACTATAAATGCTAAAAGAAATCCAAATACTATTGCACCAATGAGGCCACCATCAATAATTGAATCAAGTTTACCAGAACCTCAATTAATGATGAGTGATCAATCTGTATTTAGTACAGATAATCCTAATAGTATTTTTTATAACCCTACAAGTGAACAAGAAGAAGAAGAAACAGCAACTGAAACTTCAATGATTGGACCAACAAATAATAATGTTGGGCCTGTTAATAATAGCATGTTATCAAATACTGATGATGATGATACAGATTATAGCAACTTAACAACAGAACCTGGTCAACTTACTGCTAATTTATTAGAAGCTGATAAAACTAATTTAAATGTTGATAATGATCCAAGTGCAACATTTAATCAAGTTGCTAATATGGGTAATCAAAATACAGGTGATACTAAAAATAATATACCTCCACTTCAAGATGATGATTTACCTATAAGTACAATTGATTATGATGGGGATGGTGTAAATGATTTATATCCAAAAGCTCCAATGGTAGGTCCACAAAATCAACCTCCTGCAGATGATCCTGAAAAAGATTTATCTGTAGATCCATCTGTAGTAGATTCAAGATATGGTGATACTGCTGGTGAAAAAATAACTAATTGGACAAACCGTCAACTTGATAGACCGGGTGTACAAAAGTTTGGTAAATTTTCTGAAGGTGTTGTTAATGTTGCAGATGCAGCTACAGATTTTTTAAGGTACGGTAAATTTCTTCAAGAAAAAAATGATAAAAGCCGTACACAAGCTGACAAAATATATGGTATGGTTGCAGCTACTGATAGAGGAGATCAAGATGAAAATACCGGATATTTTATTGATAATAAAGTAGTTCAAATGGGAGGAGATCCATTTAATAATTTACAACAAATGCTACCCCCTACCCCAACTACGGGAGAAGCAGAAGTATCATATGATACATTATTAAAACTAATAGCAGCAGGTGCTGACATTGAAATTTTATAGATATGGCTAAAATTAAAATAAATAATTTACCTGAAGGTTTTACATTAGAAAACGGTCAAGTAGTAGAACAAAAAAAAGACGGTGGTAGTTTAACTACCGGAGATCAATTTAATTGGGGTCTTGTTACAGTTCCTACAAATGCTGCTTATGGTACAGAACTTAATGATTCTGATACTCCTGATGTTAGATATAGTTTATCTTCTGTTCCAAGAGATGAAGCTAATATTGAAGCTGAAGGTGGAGAAACTGTTTTAACTGATCTAAATGGAGATGGAATGTTTGGTCTTTATGATATAGAGGGGCCAAGACATGGTAGTGGTGGTGTACCAATGTATTTACCAGAACAATCTTTTGTATTTTCTGATACAACTAAAATGAAATTTAATAAGTCAGAAATGGCTGAATTTGGCATTGAATCTAAAAAGAAAAAAACACCTGCCAAAATATCTAAAAAATTTGAATTAAATAAATACTACAAAAATATTGTAGATCCTTATACAGATAATATTGGTTTGCGTAGTGCAGAATTAATGTTAGATAAAAATAAAAGAAGTTTATCTAAACTTGCATTTGGACAAGAAGCTAAAAAAGATTGGGAAGATGGTGTTCCTTTAGCTGCTCATCCTTATATAGTAGAGCAAGGAATGGATCCAATAGAGTTTACTGCTAAAGTAGAAGAGTTGGGTATGCAACAAGCTCAAAATAGAGTATTAGAACAATTATCTCCAGAACAAAGAGAGCAAGTTGCAATGGTTGAACAAATGTTGCAACAACAAGCAATGCAACAACAAGCTGCAACTAGTCAAGATCCTTCACAGCAACCTGAACAAATGGGAACACCTCCTATGCAAGGAATGCCTGGAATGGATCCTATGTCACAACAAGGAATGCCTCCACAACAAATGATGCCTCCTATGGATCAAGGAGCTATGTCTGCTCCAATGCCAATGGCTCAATATGGATATGAACTACCTGAATTTCAACTTAGAGGAGAAAAGGTTGGTCCTATAGCTACTGAACAACCTATACCTTCAGCAGACGGAATTGATTTAATAGATGGTATACAACCATATATTGATGGAGCAGCATCAATGGGATTAACTGCAATAGTAGTAGATGCAAGAGGTCAACAAATAGATCCAAACAATGCAGGTGATGGAATGTATGAAATTAAATTTGTAGATCAATATGGGAATGCTCAAAGGTTTGGTAATCAACCACCTATGTTATTTGGAGTCCAACAAGGGCAAATGATGATGAGTGATCCATCTTTAAGACAAGCTACTCATAATGAGATAGCTGCTATGATACAAAATAATGTATTTAGTCAAGAAGATTTAGCAGATATACAAAATACAATGGAGATTCAAGAAAAGATAGATCCAAGAGAACAACCGGTTATTGAAAATATAAACCCAGTTGTTCAAACTGAAGGTGCTCCATTAATGTCAGCAATTAATCCAGTTTCAGGTGAGGAAATACAAATGCCTAGCAATGTATTACAACAAAATTTAATGAATGTTGCAGATACAGATACAGATGCAGATCCATTAACTGCTAATATTTTAGCAAATGCACCAACACCAGGACCTCAAGAAGAAACGGTTGTAACTGAAAAAACAACAGAGACAGTTGAAGAACCTGAATCAGATACATATTCTAATCCTGCAGTATCAGATGTACAAAGAACAAATCTTAATAATGCTATTAAGTTAGATGACTTTACAGAGGTACAAAAAGTATTAGAAGCAAATATAGGAAATGTTGTAGATGGTAAAGCTGGCCCAACAAATCAACCTGCAGGAACATTTGCAAAATATGATGGAGAAGGTGAGTTAGAGGGTGATATGAGAAGTGGTAATTCAAAAATGGGAATACAATCTTTATTTCCTGAATTAAAAGCTAATCCAAATTTAATGGGTACTGCTAATGGGGAATTAATGAGAATGTTTAATGTAAACAGTGGTTTTGATCCTAGAGTAGCTGCTGGTATTGCACAAGGCTTAATACCTTCTGAAGATAGATCTAAGTATTGGTCAAAAGATGGAAAACCTGCTGAATTAGATATTAATGATGTAAAAGGAATTAATTTAGCTGAAATTGATCCAGGTAGATTATTGGAAGAAGTTACTGATATTTATAAGAATACAAGCAGTGATACATATCCAATTGATCCAGCTACTGGTATGTCAACAAACTATCCTGTATGGCAAGAAAGAATCAAATTTTTATCAGAAAGGCATGGGTTAGATTATCCTGAAGGATTTACAGAAAAAGGAGATTTTAGAACACAAACTATAAGAGAAGTAGATGATAATGGAAATGTTACATTTAGTTCAGTTAAACCAAAAAATACATCAGATAAATTCTTTACATATGATAAAGGGTCTGTTAGTAAATATGACGCATATGATCCTGATGAATACAATGGTGCACAAATCATTACTGATATAACAAATCAAGAAAAAATTGAAGATAAAAAAATTGAAAATAAAGAAGATGTTAATAAAGTTATAAATGAATTAACAGAAGAATATGAAAATACAGATAATCCTGAAGAGAAAAAAGAATTATGGGATGAGCTTAATGATTATAAAAAGCTTGAAAAAGTATTTGCTAGTGAAAACGCACAATGGGTAGAATATTTAGATAAAGCATATGCTGGATATAATTTTATAGTGGATAGTAAAGATTATAATCCAAAAGGCGTTAAAGGAACAAGTTCTGAAGATTTTCAAAAAAATGTATTAATGGGTAATGCCATTAATTTAACATTAAGAGATTTAAAAAATCAAGATAGTGATTTAGGAAGAAAAGTTGCAGAAGGTTTAAAAAATAAAGCTGATTCTGGATATTGGAAAAATATTCTTGCAGATGAAGATGTTCAAAATTATTTAAAAGAATACACTGGGTTAAATCCAGAAGATGCAATAAAATGGGCAAGTGATAAAAATAACATAATGCAATTCCAAGCAGGAATGCAAGGATTTAGAAAAGCTGATGCTGAAGATGAATCTGGAATGGAATTTTTAGGTAGTGAATTTGCAGGTACTCAAGGAGAAAAACAAGAAGTTTATGATTCAGATGCATATCATCCATCTAAAATAGATGGTATTGTAGGAGATCACACGGCAACTAGTGTATTGTTGGCTAATCAATTGCCTCCACCACCTCCTGGTTTAAAGGATTGTCCTTGTACAGATGCAGATGGAAATGTAACTACAACACAAGTAAAAGAAGATGAAGAGTGTCCTCCTTGTCCAGAACCAAAAGAAGAACCAGAACCAAAAACAGAAATTAAAAAAGGATGTCCGTGTAGTGATGGATCAGTATCTTATTTATGTTGTGCAAAAGCACCAGAAGCAAGATGGGAGCCTTGGTTACAAGATGAAATACTTCTCAATACAAATCCAAGGAGAGATATGTTTATGCCTTGGCAACCTGATGTAGAAAGAGTAGAACTAGATTATGTTTTAGATGATCCAACAACACAAATTGCAGCAAATAATGCAGCAAAAGCTATAAGTGATCAAGCAGCAGGAGCATTTGGAGGTAGACAAGGATTAGCAGCATTTACTGGTAAATCAGCTGGTGAAGCAATGGATGCTAATGCTAAAGCTTTACAAAGAGTTCAAACTAATAACGTTAACATTAAAAATCAATATTTTAGAGATCAAGCAAAATTAGATGCTCAAACTAATCTAGAGAGAAGAAACAGAAATGTAAAATATGTTGATGACGTTAATAGAACACTTCAAAACTATCAGAATGAAAGAAACATGGATGATTGGAACTATGCTCAAAAATTAGCTAGTTACTATACAAATGCGGCAAACACACAAGCAATGAATGCCAAAAATCCATATTATCATGTAATGCCTGGTCAAGGTGGTACTGTAAGACAAGTAGGTAAAAGAAGTTTTACTGGTGATAAACCTACAGCTGATAAAGCTAGTTATCAAGAACAATATAAAAATGCCTATAAAGAATTACAAGAAATAGCAGGATCTGATGGCAAGGTAACTAATACAATGATTAATGATTATTTAAGAGGAGCACCTGCACCAACTAAAGGAACTACAAATAACCAAGGTTATCCAGGTACTAATGTCTATAATTATAATACACATCCTAATATGATGTATACCGGATATGGACCATCAGGATTTAATCAAACACAAGGATATCCTGGAGGAGCCAATGTTAATGTTGGTGGTGGTGGTAGAAGACCAATATTTAATAATCAAGGTCAAATTATTGGTTATGCAAAAAAAGGAAAAGAATTAAAAAAATGGGCTAGACCTTTTTATACAGGAAAAATGGGAGTATAATAAACTTAAAAAGTGTGAAAAGAAAAACAAGCAAACTTAAAAAATTTTAGTAATTTAGTATTATGGCAACTTATATACCAGGAACGCAAACATTTATGCCTACGTTTCAACCATTTACACCAGATTATAAGTTTTTATCTGATGTATTGGACACAAAAACAACTAGGTATGAAACTAACTATAAAGCAATTAATGATGTTTATGGTAGGTTAATTCATTCTGATTTATCAAGATTAGATACTCAACAGCAAAGAGATCAATATGCACAAGAATTAGCACCTAGATTAGAACAAATAGCAGGAATGGATTTATCAATGGTTCAAAATGCAGATGCTGCTAAAGCATTATTTAAACCTTTTTATGAGGACGAATTAATTGTTGGTGATTTAGTTAGAACTGCTGCTTTAAAAAAAGAAACAGCAAAAGCATATAGATTTAGAGATTCTGATAATGCAGAAGAAAGAGATAAATACGGGAATGGAGATGGTATTAAAAGAATGAATTATGAAATGCAAGATTTTATAAATGCTTCTCCAGAAGAAGCTTTAAATATGCCTATTCCTAAATTTGTACCTAATGCAAATATTTATGCAATGTCTATGGATTTGTTAAAAAATGCATGGGGTGAGGGAAAAGGAATGACATTAACACAAGATTTTTTAGAAAACGGTTGGAAAATTAAAAAGACAAATGGTGATTTATTAACTAACAGAGTAGTTGGTTATGCTAAAACTGGAGAACTTGATGAAAATGGTCAAGAAAAATTACAACCTATTACAGAAAATATAGCTGCTGCATTTGTTCAAAAACAATTAATGCAAGATCCTAGAGTATTAGATTCTGAATGGACAAAAGCATATGTAGGATCTAGAGAAGCTGCAGAAAACGGGTATGTTTCATCAGGACAAACTTTATATGGAGATGCTGCAAAAAGAGCTTGGGCCACAGATAGAATTGAATTTGCCAAACTAGTTAATGATAAAAGATTAAATTTAGCAAAAACAAATCAAAATAAGGTTACAACTAATGCTACATCTTGGCAAACATATAAAGATAAATATGGTATAGTTAAAGGGTCACCGCAAGAAATGGAATTTCTTAAACAAATAATGGCTATAGAAGCAGCCAATCAAGAAGTAGAAGTTGCAACAGATGTAAATGCAAATACTAAAGATTTAGATCCTGTACAAATTAATCAAACAGAAGATTTAAAAGGATTATTAAATCAAGCTTATGGTATAGTTATTTCAAGTAACATTATGAGTGAAATTAGTGATGCTTCTATTTTATATGCTGCTGGGACAGAGCAAATGGAAATGGAAATAGATCAAAAATGGAAAATGTATAAACAACAAGAGTTTGATCTACAAAAAAAATCATATCAACATCAATTAGATTTAAATAAAATAATAGCCAAAGCAAATGCTGATGATTGGGTTAATCAAGAAAAAGAAAAAAGAGAATCTGAAAAAGAAAAGAAAGATAAGTATTGGTCAAATTGGTTAGAAAGTTTAATTCAAGGTAAAGATTTTGATTCTGGTGGAAATATGAATTTGGGATATGTGCCTGATGCAGATGGTGATCCAAATCCAAATGCACCAATAAATCAAATGGATAATCAAAAAGTTGAAAAAGAATTTTGGAATAAAGCCATTCCTGAAGCAAAATGGGATGCTATAAAATCATTTTATCAAGAACGTGATGCTTTAGACAACCCAGAAAATCAAGGCTTTTTTGAATTTTATAATGCATTGGAAGGTAAGACAGAAAAAATGAGTTGGTCAGATGCAAAAAACTTTTTCATGAAAAATCAAGGGGCACTTAATTTAATGTATGATGATACAAAAAGGAAAGTAGAAAAAGTAAGCGGAAAAGATAATGGTTTTATGCCAAATATGGCAGAAAGTGATAATTTTCCTAGCATTAAAGCAAAGTTTGATAACACTAGCGGTTTAGTCCAAAAATATACTGATGGTGGATGGAAAAAAATGATGGTTGATTATGGAAACTTGATGACAAATAAAAATATGACTATTGATGGTAAAAAAAGTTCAATTGAAGCTTTTGAAAAAGCAAGTATTGTAAAACCATATATTAGTCCTTTTGAAACCATGTTGCTTGAAGATGTATTAAAATCAGATGCAAAAGGATTAAAATACAAAGATAAAGCAGGAACAGAACATACACTTAAAAAAGATGATCCAAAATTATTTTCAAAAATTGAAACTATATATGGTATAAATGTAGGAAAATTAAAAAAAGGAGAAGATGATATACCTTTAGATTCATGGGAAGCTTTAGAATATACTAAAAGACTTCTTAGTAAAGAACGTTTTAAAGAGTTGTATTTTAATTCAAAAACTTCTCATTATAAATGGGTACCGGGACATAATGAAACTACTTCTTATGTTGGTGGTGGTCCGGGTGGAATGTTGGGAGGATCAAAAACATATTGGGTTCCTGGTAAATATGAAAAATCTGCAGGTCAATTAGTAAAAGAAGGAGGAGGTCCTGATCAAATTTATGATAGTTATGCTTATGCTATAAATAGACCATATACATCAGCATATGCTGGAATGAAAGATAATGATGGAAATCCTTTAGAACAACCAATTTTTTCTCATTATCAATATATGCAAGGAACTAGTGCAAAAGATATGAGTGCAGAAGGAGGAACAAAGTATCCTATATTTACTCAATATATAGATCCTTTAAACTTAGAAAAAGATGATGCATTAATGATGGGAGAAATTATAAAAATATTAAATGGTCCAGAAGCAACATATGCTGTTGGTTTTGGTGAACAACCATTTACAATTGGAGCAGCAACTGTAGAAAACCCAAAAGGATCAGATGAAGCAAGAAATTTAGTAATAGGAACAATTCAAAATTCTATTAAAGATGCTCAATCTGGATCAAAAGCTCAAGGAAGAAATACTTTTTCAATTAAATATTTTAGTGGATATGGTGGAGGAGCTACAACTAGTAAAAAAGCTGCATATCAAATTCAAGTTCCTAAAAAAACTGCTCAAACCCTACAAAAATATTTGACCGGTGAAACATCAGATCTAATAACAAATATTGACAAACAAACTGTTACAATAATGTTTGATAAAAGTTTAGATAATAATCCTAAAGGATTGCCTGATTTAGTTCATTCAACAACTGATTATAATATACAAAAAAATGATGGGGTATATAAATGGACTGTACCATCAACTGGACCAAGTTTAAGTTTAAATGTTTGGAAAGATAATGGTATTTACTATAGATCTTTTGGAGCTGTAACATTTGATGATAAAACAGGAACTGTAAAACAACATCCAGATGTTGAAGCCGGTAGAGCAGCTCCTATACTAAATAAATATACTGGACAACCTGTAGAAAAACAAGATTTAGATATGTGGATGCAAGGCTTTCAAAAAGAAGCACTTCAAAACCACAATAGATTTATTAAGATACCTATGCAAACATGGAAAAAAAATAATCCAAACAAAACGGTACAGTATAATATACCCAAAGCATTAACAAACTAAAACATATAACATGGCAGATTTTGATCAAAATATGTATAATTTAGATCCAATCATACCAGATCCAAATATTCCGGATCCAACGGTAGATGAAACCATAAATAATCCAAATTCAACAACGGATGAAAATTTTAATTATGGTTTGCCGGCAGCACCTATTAATCCAACACCAGTAAATCCAACATTTACTGAACAAATTGCAGGAGATAGTCTTAATTTTCCTACAGGCTATGAAATGAGGCAAGAGTTTGATTATAAACCAATTCAAGAATATTTAGCACCAGATATTCATGAAGGTTGGACAACTGCTGTAGATGTAGAAACAGCTAATATGATTGAAGCAAATGCTCCAAATATTAATAGATATTCTATTGGTGGAGTAAGCAATACATTAGGTTTAAGACCAGGACCTTCAGGTGTAGATTATAATCCTGTTGGAATGTCTGCTGAAGATCAAGCACTGCAAGATTTAGGAAATTTTACACTTGATCCTGCCAATAAACAAACAAAATATGAAGGAGATCCTATGCAATTTGGCATTAGATCTAGCAATCTTCAAAGATATTATGAGCATAATAAATTTCATGAATTAGGTTTTAATCCATATGTAGATAATGAATCTTATTATAATGCTAATTCTAGTAATTGGGATGATTGGGCAAGAATGATTCCTCATTTTGGAAGTCAATTTGCAACAGGATTTTCATCTATATGGAGATCAATAGGAGATTTATTTGATGATGATCCATACTTTACAGCACCTGATATAGAAAGTGCACAAGAAATGGAAGATGCAATGAGGATTGGTATGAGTACTAAATCTGGTGTTAGTCCTTTTATGAGCAATCTTGCATTAAATTTGGGTTATACAACGGGTATAATTTCAGAAATAGCTCTTGAAGAACTTGTATTATGGGGAGCTGCAGCTTTGCAAGGTGGTTTAAATCCAGCATCAGACGCATTAGCTGTAGGGGCAACTGTAAGAAATGCGGGTAGAATAACAAGATTAGCTACTGGTTTTACTAAAATGGTTGGTAGAACAAAAGCAATGTTAAATGAAATGAGAGCTGCCAATGTTGCTAAAGGAATTTATAATGTTTCTAAAGGGATTGTAAAAGGAACGGGTAAATTTACGGGTAAATTGTTAACACCCAATACTTTATATGCAATGAAATATTGGAGGACAACTGGAAAAGCTGCTGAAAATATGACCAATCTAGCAAAGGTATCAAGAACAGCTGGTGCATTTTATAGAGATCTTAGAGCAGTAAATCTTGCTGTTTCAGAAGCTAAATTAGAAGGTGGTTTAGTTTATAATGAAAGAATTCAGACAGGTATACAACAATGGTATGCAAAACCAGAAAATAAGGGTAAACAAATGACTAGTTCAGATATGGATGAAATAGTTAAAAATGCCACTGATGCTGCAGCTACTACAGCTTTATGGAATGCTCCATTTATATTTTTAACAAATAGACTTGTTTTAACTGGTGCATTAACTGGATTTAAACCTATTAGTAGATTAATGGATGAATCACTAAGTGGTTTTCAAAGAAGAGTTATGCGTCAAGCAGCAATGAAAGGCGGTGCTCCACAAAAAAACATTTGGAAAAAAATGGCAAAAGGTCCTTTAGGCGGTTGGTTACCTAGTAAAGAAATGATGAAGCAGTGGACTATAAAAGGTTCTGTTAAAAGAGGAGCTGCAGGATCTTTAAGATATTTTTCAGCAAATTTAGGAGAAGGTGTTCAAGAACTTTATCAAGAAGCAGTTTCTCATGGTGTAAAAGATTACTATGGAAAAATATTTGATGATCCATCTTATGCTGGACAAGATGCGGTTTTAGCAGCAATGGGAGAAGGAATTCAAAGTCAATGGAGCAAAGAAGGTGGTGAAGTATTTATGTCTGGGTTTTTAATGGGAGGTATGATACAAGGACCACAAAAATTATTGTTTGACGGAATGCCTGCATTATATCAAATGAAATTTCAAAAAGAAAAATGGGCGGAGTATCAAAAAAATAAAGAAGATTATATTGATTTAGCTGTATCAAATTTAAATAAAGTTCATAATGAACAAATGTCAAATCCAGACAAATACATGGATATAGAAAGAATGATGTTTGTGGCTCAAAAACAAGCTACTGAAGACATGATGGATTCTGCGTATAAAGGAGATGTATATGGATTTTATAATGCTAAAGATGATTTAAAATATAGAGCTATTTATTCTGTGATTGGAGAATACAAAATGAAAGGGTATTTCCAAGATCAATTAAGAGATTATATAAATCTTGATGATAAAATGTTGATGGAAGCTTTTCCAGCTCATAAAACTGATATTAAAAACGGAAAGTTTAGAGAGAGAATGCAAGACATGATTGATCAAATAGACATTCATGACAAAGCAATTAAAAAAGATATGAGGGATAATAAAAACCCTTATGATAGATCTTTATATGAACATGGTTCTAAAGAGTGGAGACGAGAATTATTAAGAGAAAGAGCATATGAGCATGTTAGATATTTAAAATTATTTACTAATAACAAATTTCAAAGAGCTGAAGAAAGAGTTCAAGAAATTGATAAGATGTTAGAATCTCATCCAGTGCTTAGTAAAATAGCAGCAAATGATTTAGTTACACTATCTGATTTAAAAACTTTAGATAGGGAAATGAATTTATTAAAAGAAGATATTAAATTAACTGATGCAAAAACAGAGACTGAGAAAAAACTATTAAAAAGCAAAACAGATAAATTACGTTTGATAGAAAATATACATAAGGTTTTATCAAATGAAAAAAATTATAACAAAACCGGTGAAAGAAAAGGTCATTTTAGTAAAAAGAAAATAAATGTTTTAGAAAAATCAATTGTAAAATATTTAGAGTTTTTAGCAGAACAAAAAGGTGATCAAATAAAATGGAGTGAAGTTAAAGATGCGGTTCAATTATTAGTTGATAGAACTAATTTAAAAGATGATTCTGGAAAATATGCAAGATCTGCACGTTTTTTAAGTGATAAAAATGAATTTGAAAAAATTGTTGATTTAACATTTGAAGTTTTAGAAAAAAGATTTAAAAACGCTAAAGCAGAAACAAGAGATAGAATTAAAAAATATGTAGCTCAACAAGAAGGTGTTGCTTTATTAAAAGCTTTTGAAAATTTAGAAGAAGGTGATAGTGTAGTTGCTACTCCAGAAGCTATTGATTTCTTTTTTAAAAATAGTGATGCAAGTATATTTTTAGAAACAACTGAAGATGGTACTTTAAAATATTTATTTACAGAAACAGGTAATATTAATAAAGAAGGTAGCCCTCTTCTCTATAATGAAATTGTTAGGCTTGTTGGTCAATATAACAGAGCTCAAGGAAAAACTGAATCAGAAGCTACTGCAGATTATTCTGTTGGAGATGAGTTTGATGTTTCAGATTTAACTGAAGAAGAAACAGAAACAACTGATGATGAAACTGTTAAAAAACCAAAAAGAAAAGTTGAGATTTTAAAAGATGAAGCAAACAAAGTACTTAAAAAGAAACATAGAAGCTATATTAGTAAAACTATAATTAGTGGTAATAAACAACCATTAACAGAAGCAGGTTATAAAAAGAGTCAAGAAGGTCAAAACATTATAAAAACTTTTATAAGACTTGAAGAACAATATGAAGAGTATTTAGCAACAGTGCCTGAAGGAAGTGAGTCATTGAATTTTGAACAATGGTTAGCAACTAATGAAACAAATCCTCTTATTGCAGATATAGTAAATAAATATGGAATGTCTTTTTCAGATTTTTCTTCTGAACCAATTCCTGAAAATATACCTCAAGATAAATTACAACCAGCTGATAAACCGGTTAAAGGATATCAAAATCCAGGATTATATCTTATAGAGAGAACAGGGCAAAGTGAAGATAATAAATCAATAACTTATTATGTTATTCTTGATGAAGATGGTTTAAATACAGCTGAAACATATGCAGATTTAGGAACTGAAAAAATTCCAATAAAGGAAAACTATATCAGCCTTAAAGAAGCTAAAGAAGCATATAAAAAAATAGAATCAGAGTTACCTGATGATGCATTGTTTGATTTTGATAAAGTTGAAGGTCTTCATTACGGGAAAATAGTTACAGCAACTAAGACTAATGCTAAACAAGGTATAGTTAAAGGAAAAGATTATGTTATAATATCAACATTAGCTAAATTAAGACGTGGAGCAGAGTTAGGAAAAAGAAGATTATTTTTAGTAGCTTTTGATGAAATTGGTAATAAAAAACCAAAGCAAGTTAAATTATTAACTGGACAATTTAAAAATCAGTTTGAATTAAAAGATGAAATATATGATCCTGTAATAACTAATACAAGTAAGTTAAGTCCAAATGAGTTTACAACTTTTTATGCTTGGGAAAATAAAAGAATGAATGAAACAAAAGCTGATGCTCAAATGAGAATGGATTATATTTTAAATAATCTAACTAATGAAGAGTTAAATAGTTTAGAATTTCAAATAACATTAAATAAAAATTTAAATAACCCAGAACCATTTAGTATTAAGAAAACTAAAGATGGTAAACAATATGAACCAAACAATCAAATATTAATTGGTAGTGAAAGATATAGTATTGCATTAGTAGCAACAGATCCTGCATTAAAACAAAAAATTGAAAATATATTAAAAGAATCAGGTGCTTTTTCTGAATTAATAGATAATGATGGAAATAATACTGAGCAATATTTAAATAGTGATGGCATTATAGCATTTTATCCAGCAGCATTACAAAGAGTTTTTAAAGATTCTTCTGGAAATGAAATTGAAGTTCCTAATATGACATCTGCTCAAATAAGACAAATATTTAGACCTTCTTATAATTTTGATAATAGAAATCCTATTTATTTAGATAAGCATATTAAAGATGGTTATGCTAAACAACAATATATTTTAAATCAATTATTACAAGCATATGAAGCTGGAGAAACAACTATTCCGTTGTCTAATTTAGATGGTGATGTAATTTTAAAATCTAGTCCTGGTAGATTAGCATATGTACCTAAAGGAGCAGAGTTAGCACCAATGTCTGAATTAACTAATAATTCAGCTGATGATAATGGCAATGTTTTAATTTTAGACAATCAACGTGTTGATACTAAGTATACACAAAAAGATTTAAAACAGTTAGAAAAAGATAATCCAGATACTGTATATAAAGTAGATAATAACGGTAATGTATATATAGTTGCGGGAAATCCTATAAGTAATTTAAAAGGTAAAAAATTAACCAAGCTTTATAATGATGTTAAAGTAGGCATGGGTAATTTTATGAAAGATGCAATGGCCGCTGGTAGATATGTTGCTATAATTAAATTACCAAATGGTGTATATACTTATGCTGAATTACAATCTCAAAAACTTAGTGAAGAAGAAGTAAATAATATTTTACTAGATATTAAAGAAAGAGCTACAGATACTATTAAAAATAATGTTAATAGAGAAGAAGGTGAACCTTGGTCTGATGTTACAGTAAAAGATGAGTTTTATAATACTAAAAAAACTAAGAATTATCCTGAAGGATATAATAATGAACTAAATAAAAAATTCTACATCTACAGTTTACCTGGATATACTGTAAGTATGAAAGTAAGTTCTTATGGTTATGTTCAATTAGAATTTTACAATCAAAGAAATTCAGAAAAAACATTTACTATAAAAATTGATCAGGATAGAATTAGTGAAATGAAACCTGATATTACAAGCTTTAATGAGGTTGTTAGTGAAATTGTTAGTCAACTTGTTACTAGAGAAAGTGAATTATCAAAATCTCAAAAAAATGCTTTAGATACATTAGTTACAGGCGGTGCTATTTTTTCAACAGAAAATTTCCGTAAATCAGTAGATAGAAAAATTACAGATGTTCAAGAATTTCTTAATACGCTTAATTCAAAAATAGATTCTAGAATTAGATATGATGTAGGATTATTAGTTGATGTTACAGATTCATCAGAAATTCAATCAATAAAAGTTAAAGAAGATAGTGCACAAGTTCAACTTGATGAAAGTGAAAATGAAGTTACAAAATCTGATGTTATTGAAAATGAAACAAAAACAATTGATGAACTTAGTGAAGAAGCTTTTAATGAAAGCAGACAATTAGGATTTGAAGATATTAGTGATGAACAATTACAAATTATAGCAGATAAAAATCAAGACAAATTATCTAGTAGAGAAGCCTTAGTAGTTAAAGTATTAGATAAAAGATATCAACCATTACTTGCTGCTAAAGCTGTTAATATGAATACAGCTGCAGAAAAACATAATAAATTAAAAACTAGAAGAAAAGAAGTTTTAGCTGAAATAGAAGTTATTAAGCAAGAAAATAGAGAAGCTGCTGAAGCATTGCATCCTGAAGATACTGTTAAAATGAATCAAGAAAGGATAAAACTTAACAGAAAAGATAAAAGAATAGTTGAACTTGAAAAAGAAAAGAAAAAAATAGATGGTCAATTAGCAAAAGGTGCATTAAAAGTTATAGATAAAAATGAAAGGATAGAAAATCCTGAAAACTTAGATACGTTTGTAGCTTGGGTTGAAAGTGTTTTACCAGAGTTTATAACCATTGGGGATATTAATACATTAAGGGACCGTATAATAACAAATGGTTATACTGTTGGTGCATTTGTAATGAACCTAAAGCAAATATCAGGAGGCATAGATATCAATGGTACAATATTTACTGGAGAAAATATGCCTTCTAGATATCATGAAGCATTTCATGCTGTATTTAGAATGTTACTTACACCTGAAGAACAAGCAGTTTATTACAGTGCGGCAGCCAAAGAGGTTAGAGAAAAACTAAGAAAAGAAGGTAAAGTATTTAATGAGGAGTTACAAAAACTTAAAAACTCATCAGAGATATATTCTGAAATGACTTTAGAACAACTAAAGAAAGAATATTATGAAGAGTATATGGCGGATGAATTCCAAAAATTTAAAAAGAATCCAAAAAGTACTAAAACTAATTCTTTAATTAAATCATTATTTAACAGATTTGTTGAATGGATTAAAAGCATATTTAGTAATAAAAATAGAAGTGAATTAACAGATTTATATAAAGCTATTGATGAGGGCAGATATAAAAATGCTACTATACAAAATAATGCATTTACTGATAAACAAACATTATTGACTGGTGCAAATATTGCTTTAGCACAAATACCAATTGATTTTATTGAGTATGAAGCATATAATCCATTTACAAAGCAAGAAGAAACTCAATATCAGCAGATTTATATGCCTGCTAGGGATGTAGATAAAATTTTATATAGTATTGCAGCTGTATATACTAATAGAAAACAAAAAGCTAAAGGAACTTGGATTGGTGCGGAACAAATAGAAGATATTTTAGATCAATTTGCAATTCTTTATAATCCTGAATCAGAAATAAATTTAATAAAGCCTGATTTAGATCAAATGGAAGATCAGTTAAGATTATATTCTGATGCTTTTGAAAATCCAATAACTAGGATGGAAATTAGATTAGCTGTAGAAAAAATATTAGGTTTTGCAGATCTTCAAATAAATGAAAAAGAAGAAATTTTAGAAGAAGAGGAAGATGAAAAAGGTTTAAGAGATACTTCTCAATGGGACAAGGATGCAAGTATGATAGGAGGTTTTTCTTCTTTATCATCAGGCATTAGACAATTTATATTAACTACTGCAGTTCAATCTACTGATTCATTTGGTAATACTGAATTACCATCAGGAGAAAAATTAATTGTACCGGTTAATGTTATGGAAGCTTATAATTTATTATTAAAAGCTTCTGCTAATAGAAAGAGTAGTACAGAAATATTAAAAGCATTAAATGGTTTTACATTAAATGGTAATTATGAAGGTGCGGCTGTAGTAGATAGAATATTTACTGAAATAGGTCTTTCAAGAGAAGATGTTGCAGCTGGTAATTTTGAAAATATTAAAAATCCTTATTTCTATAATTCAGTAATGAAAGCATTTGATCAAGTAAGATTAGATTATATTTTTGTTCATAGAGATCAAGAAGGAAATGTATTACTTTATGATGCAGCTTCAAGAGATGATGCTAAATCTCAATTTAATCATTGGAATGATGCATATGATATGCAGTTTGATAAATTAAGATTTGATTCACAATTAAGAGAAGAAATTATAGATGAGTTAAGAGAATTCCAAAGTGAATATTTTACGGAAAGCATATCTTCTTTAAATGAAAAGGAGTATGAACAAATGATTCAAGATTCTAAAAAATATGCAAATCTTATTCAAGATAAATTAGGTATTTCACTTAGCCCTGTTTATTTACAATATAGTGTTTTACAAAATGTTTTAACAAAAGACATAAACCAACAAGCATTACTAGATGTTTATGATGCTGAAGCTTTAGAGTTTGAAGATCTAAACCAAATGATGCTTCATTTAAATTTAAATAGAAACTTTTTTGTAGATGAAGCTGATGAAGGTATAAGAGGCCGTATAGAAAAGCTAGCAAGAGGAAATGCAATTTTTGATGAAAGAATTGGTGCATCAGTGTTTAGAAATCCAAATGGAGATTTAGTATATGCACATCAATTGCCAACAATGCATACTGTAAAAATTAATCAGTTAAATGATATTAATAAGTTGGAAAATTTAAAAGATGTTGCATATTTAGAAAAGAATGCTCTATTAAACGATCCTTATTTTTATCAATTAGCAACTGAAAATAGATTACAAGTTATAAGAGTTGCTGGTAGTAAAGAAGGTGGAAACGTTGATGAAGATACATTAGTTGAAACAAGCGGTATTGCTAATGATATTGAAGGAAGTACTTACGGAGAATCAACACCAAAAGAATTTATTACAGATTTAATTAATGTATATACATACTTCTATAATACTAAAAGAAAAGAAATAGATGGTGTTTCAATAGGAGAAGATATTCCAAGAGCAATAGCTCCTTCTTTAATAAGAGTTATTGAGGCAAGTAACCAAGGTGATTTTATTGGGTTACCTGTAATTAAAACGGTAACAAAAAATAATGATGGTGAAACTGCATTAACAGAAGAAACTATACAAAAATTTGTAACAGAATTACAAAATGAATATGATAGGATTAGACGTGAATCAAATGAAGATACAAAAACAACTGATCTTATAGATGGTTATAATGCACGATTGGCAGGAAATGATCTTGTACCAGATGATACTGGAAGAGCATATAAACTTACCAATACGGGTAATTTAGTAACACCAAAAACAGAAAGATCTATTGATAGAAGTAAAGCTGTAGATAGGATGTATGCATCTGAAGGTCAAACAGAATTATTATTTGATGAAGCAAATCCAACTAATTTAATTATTAGAACACCAGCAACTTCTATAAAACTAGGGATTCGTCCAGGTGAAACAGCTACTGTTGAAATAACTAAAAAAGGGAAAAAAGCAGCAGACAATGTAACAGAAGAATTTACATTAAGAAGTAGAGGTAAAATTACAGTAGATTCAAGTAACATTGATTCTTTAATTAAAGCATTTGGTAGTTCTGTAGTTACAACTAAAAAAGAAGGTTGGCCTGAATTAAGAATAGGTGATAAAGTTTGGTGGGTAGAAAACTTCCAAATCCTACAATTCTTACGAGGTAAAAAAGCAATGGTTGCTTATGATATTGCTAAAGGAGAAGTAGAATCCCTAGCAGTAGAAGAAGTAGTAGAAGAAGGAGTTGTATCACCAATAAAAGGAATAAATGATGTATTTGAATTACATCCAGAGTTAAGTAATATAGGTTCTAAGCAAGATTATATAAATTATTTAACAACTATATTTCCAGATAGTCAATTAAAAGATATTTTATTCCATGGAAGTAATAAAAGGATAGAAGAAGTTAAGGAGTTTCAAGATGTAGAAAGAGAGGAACAAATGGATTACCCAATTGAAGATGGACTCTTTTTTTCAAGAGAAAAGGAATATTCTGGAAATTCTCATCCTGCAGAGGAATATGGAAAAGTTATAACTGCTGCAATAGTAAATATTAAAAATCCAGAAAAAGGTTATGAAACTGATGCATTTAGAGGTAGAAGGCGTAATAAGAAAAGTGATGCTATTTTTGGTACATATGTACGGACTCAAAAAGAGGATACTGAAAAACAAAAAGCAAGGGCTAAACAAAGACTTGAAGCATTTAAACCTGAAAATCACAATATTGTAGTAGTATTTAAACCTAGTCAAGTTCATTTATTAGGAAATGAAAAAGACTTGGAAATGTTTAAAGAGTTTGTTGAAAGCGGAAGTGAAGTATTTGAAAAAACTAAATTAACAGAAACAGAAATATTTAATGGATTAAAAGCTAAATTAGAAGCTGCAGCTGTTGAGGGTAAAACTTTTGCTCAAGCAATAAATGATATTGAAGGTCTTAATGAAGATGTTTTAAAATCTTTAATTGAAGAAAGATTGATTCAAGAGTTTGAAGACTTTAGAATTACATTAGATGAAATTAGAGCAACTGGAAGCATATCTTCTAAAATTACAGAAGGATTTAAAAATGAAAACGGTAAAGTGGGTCCACAAGAAAATGATGCAATGGAAGCACTTAATTTAAAGCCGGATGATGCTGAGTTTAATTTAATGCAAGTTTTCTTTAATGATTGGCTTAATTCAAAATCTTTTAATGATTTAATATTAGGAGATCAAGCAATGTCATTAAAAGATGCTGTAGATAAGATTAAAAGAGCTAAAGCTCAAAATGCAGCAGGTTATAGTGCACAAACAGATATATTTGATCCTTCTATAGATATATTACATCCTGTAGAAAACATTTCCTTATTTACTATAACAGATCCTAAATATCAACAACTTTTTGATTTTGGTGCTAATAGACAAGGAGATAAAGCTGATGCTCAGATGTGGATGACAATTAAAGCATTTCAGTATATGTGGTTTGGGTTTGGTAAATTAAATGCTAAACAACAGGAAATTATAGAAAAATTAAAAAGAGGTGAAAAATTAACTTCTGAAGATGTATTTGGAAATCCAGAAACTGGAGTATCAGGTTTAAAATCATTTAATGCATTTATTAATTCTAAAAAATTAGTGTATGCTGACGGTGATACATTCTTAAAAATGTCAGCATTTGTTCTTACTAAAGAATTAACATCCAGAAAAAATTCAAAAGGAGAGTGGATTGCTAAAGAAAATAGAAAAGAACTTCATAACCTTAGAGTTAATTTAGAACAATTTGAGACTAGAGAGTGGGAAGAAAATGGTAATGGAACATTAGCTATTGCTGCACCAATGAGTGCAAGTAAAATGCGTAAAGGAAGAGTACTTAATGAAGGTAAATTATTTAATGAAGAATTGCCATTAAATTTAAATCAATCAACAACGTTAAGTGCGGAATGGATGAGATTACAAATGATAAATCCATCTAATAAAGTAATTATTACAGATCCTACGCAAATGAAAAGTATTATTACTAGTGAACAAAAAGATGACACGGCAGTAATAATTAACGGTAAAGAAACTGATTTAGGAACTATAAGAAAAGCTTATCAAAAATCTACTTCAAATAGAGGTCAATTAAAATTTGTAAATCAAAGAAACTTATTGCTTGATTTTAATATTGAAACAGCAATGCGTGAATTAGAGACAAGCAAAATTAATAATCAATTTACTGTAGATTTATATTCCTTTTTAGAATATGCAATTGATGGGTTAGAAGCATCACAAACTTCTGCTAGCATAATAGAATATTTTAGACAAGATACTTCTGGAGAATCTAGAAATCTTAATAATCCTATAACTATAAGTAAATTTGAACAATTGTTTTTATCTTATTTTGGTAAACAAGTGTTTAGAGAAAAAATACCAGGACATAAAGTATCATTACTTTCTGGTAAAGGATTTAAAGTTTATAGAAAAGTATTAAGTGTAGATGAAAATGGTCAACCATTAAGATCAGAAATAATAAGAGATGATCAATGGGAAGCAATGAATGAAAATGAAAGACCTACTTTATTCAGAACTGAATTTGATGATGTTCAAAATAAAACTTTTGTTGGATTAGAACAAGCATTAAAAGACAATATAAAAGGTGGTGTAGTTGTTTTAGATGAGCTTAGATTTAATGCTGTAGAATTTGATGAAAACGGTAAAGAAACTGGGCAAAGATATGCAGAGTTTATTATGCCTCCTCATTTTAAATCAATAATGGATAAGGTCATTGCTACTGGAGGAGAAACAATTACAGTTTCTGAAATTGAAAAGAAATGGAAAACTTGGGCTAATACAAAATCTTTTTCACCTAAAGCAAATGATTTTATAGTAAGATCAGAAATAGAAGGATTTGATGCAAATAGATCTAAAAAAGAATATGCAGCTGCATTTGGTTATGCTACAACTACAAATCAAAAAGGTAACACAGTCTTTTTGCCAAAAAATGGAAAAGGTATGGTTACTATTCCAGCAGCATTAGCAAAAGCATTTGGTGTACGTATTCCTTCTCAAGATATGCATTCATCTATTAACTTAAAGTTAGTTGATTTTATGCCTGCTTTTTATGGTTCAACTGCTGTATTCCCAGATCAATTGATTGAAGTATCAGGAGCGGATTTTGATATTGATGCTCTATACATGCAAGTAAAAGAATTCTATGAAGAAAACGGAGAGTTTAAAGCATATGGGGATGCTACTACTAAAATAGGTAAGTATAGAGAGTATATTGATTATCAAATGAAAGATGCTTATGCAACTAATTCATCTTTAAATGCTGCTAGAAAAAAATATTTAGCTAAAGGTGTTAATATGGCAACATCATTAACAGACAAACAAAAAGCTAAAGCTAAAGAAGCAGGTTTAAGTGATGATGTTATTGGTGCATTAATGATATTAGGTTTACCTATAACTCAAAAACAATATGAAACATATAAAGAAGAGCGTACTTATACTGTAGGAAAAGGTAAAACTAAAATGACATTTCAAACAGAGCCATATGCAGCTCCTATGAATAATGATATATTAGATCAAAAATTTGCATTGTTAGGTAATGAAGCAATGACTCAAACTGTTGGTGGAAGACAAGTTCCTGTTGCATATGAATCTGCAGTTATTGATCCATTGATTACAGAGTGGAAATGGATAGAAGAAAATTTACCTGAATTAGCAGAATTAGTACAAGAAGATGATGTAGATGTAGATAACTTAAACGGTAAATTAAAAGCTTGGACAAATAATAAAGAAGGTGCACGTTCAATTGGTGCAGCGGTATTACCAAATGTTATAGTAAATTTACTTGCAGAAGCTAATGTAAAATATAGAAGTATAAAAGTTAATAATAGAGAGACGTATCCACAAATAAAATATAATGGTGTAACTTTTAGAGATTTTAACACTCAATTTGAAATTGATTTAGAAACAGGAAAACAAAATCCTAAAGGGGAAAGAACTCAATTTATTATATCTGCTTTAATTACTGCAATGACAGATAATGCTAAAGAAAGATTAGCTGCTAAATTAGGATTAAATAAAGATGCTTTAGCAACCGTGGTAAATCTTACAGCATTAGGTGTTCCAATAAGAACTTCTATTTTATTAATTAATAATCCATTAATAAAGAATTTTTATTGGGAAAATGCTAATAGAGAATCTAAAACAGAAGCTGGTATTTATGCAATGGTTAAAGCACATATCAGAGATATGGAAACTTCTTATGCAAATATTTATGATAAAAATCTTTCACAAGATGCCAAAGTTGAAGTTACCAATGAAAGTTTAATGGAAGCTATTAAAGAGATGAAAAGCTTTAATAGAGATGAAAGAAAATACGGTACTTTATTTACTGCAAAAAATGCTGAAGAAAGAAGATATAGTAAATCAATGTTTCACAGAGATTATGCAATATTAAAACAATGGCAAAATGCTCATAGGCTTAAAAAGTTTACAGGTGAAATGCAAAGTATGGTGAACCTTGCAAAAACACTAGGTCAAAATTTTAGAGATGTAACTGAAAGAAACATGTCTATAGATAACTTAGGATTATTTTATGAAGGCCCATATAGCTCTTTAACTATGAGTAATATTACTAAAGAAGGTATTGAATTACCATTAGAAGAAGGCTGGAGAAAAATATTTAAAGGTGATGATTCAACTTTCCACGGTAATAATGTTAATATGGATAGGCAATTGCAAGAACTTTTGCCAAAAATATTTTTATCAAAAACTAAAAAGTTTACTGATATATTAAACACAACAATGGCAAATTTAAACCCTAGAGTTGTAAATGACATATGGAAAGGAGCCGATATTCATAATAGAGTATCTACAGATCTTTTAGCATATGTAACAATGAAAGCTTATATACAAGGTTTAAGAAAAGCAGGAAAACCAATTAGTTTATCATCATTAAATAATGGTCTTATATATAAAGAAAATGATAGTGCTGTACAAATAGATGATGTAATAATTAAATTAAGAAAAATCTATGAGGGTAAAGAAAATTATTTCTTAAATAGATTTATCTTTAATGATTCTGCATTTAGAAGTACTAATAAAACAGGTGTTAGTCAAATAAAATCTACAACTTGGACAAAAGTGTCACCAGCTCAAGTAGAAAAAATACAAAATAGTTTTGCTGATATATTTAGTAATCCAGAAACAAGAGCAGATGCTATACATATTGCACATTATGTAATGGTTAAAGATGGTTTACAATTTAAATCAGGAAGTATTTTATCAGCATTGGCCCCATTTATTTATGATCTATATATTGATTATGTTGATATAGCTCATGAAGCATTTCAAACAAAAGAAGATGATAAAGCTTTTGCAGATATATTTGGAATGAGTCATGCTGAAATGGTAAAAGATTTTGTATATGGTTATTTAAATGCCAACCCTATTAACTGGATGTTACCAACTATGGGTAATGTAAAACGAAGAGGTAGAAACATTCAAATATATGCTCCAGATTCAAATAAATTTAAAACTGCATCATTTGCTATAGATAGTGTACAACAAGATACTGAAAACATATATATTTATCCAGAGTCTGAAGGATATGCCGGAAATGCAAGAATTCAAGATCTTGAAAATGCTTTTGGCATTCAATTTAAAATAGATGGTGGATCAACTGAATCAAGTTATTATACAAATAATGATGAGGCTGATTTTAAAGTGTTAATTGATAGTCAAATTAAAAGAATAAAAGATGATGGTAGACCAATTGTATTACCAAGGTATTTTATAAGTAAAGCTGAAAAATCTAATGTTTATAAATATGGACCTAAAATATTTAATTATTTAAAACAAAGAATGAAAGATGAGTTTGATTATAATATTTCAACTAATCAAATAGAATCTGAAGGTACAATTAGTAAAAAAGCAGCTGCCAATCAACCAGCTCTTATATTAGAAACAGAAGAAGGTACAGGTTTAATAATAGATCTTTATAATGGAGTATTAGGCCGTCCTAATGATAATCAATCAAAGAATGAATTAAATGAAAGACATTATCAAAATCCTTCACAAAAAGCTAATAAACAAATTTCAAGAAATTTATCAATATTAGAAGCTTCTCATGGATTTAATTCTGTAAGAAAAGACACTAAGTTTGGTGTACGTACAGAATTAATTTTTCCAGCTGAAATAAGAATTAAGCAAATGGAATCTATTCAAAATGAATTTGGAAGATTAACTCAAATCCCTACTTATAGAACATTTAAATTAAACAAAGCTTGGAGCGGTTCAAATACTGGATCAAATGAAATAATAACTGCAAATCAACCTTTAACAACAGGTAGTAGAGCTGAATATATAGAAACTGAACCGGTAGGATCTAATCAAGCAACACCAATTGCATTTTCATTTGATGGTATAGTACCAACATATAAAGATGTAAGAAGAGGGGTAATAGCTAGAGAAGATGGAAGTCTTGAAGACAATAGTGATATTGGCATGGCTGAAGGAACTTTTGATTCAAATAGATTTAAAACAGAAGAAGAAATAGCTAAAGAATTAGCTGTTCAAAATAATAATGTTAAAGCAAATGAAAATGAAGTTATTGTTGGTACAAAAAATATTTCTGAATATACTGATGCACCAGCAGTTGAAGAAGAAACACCAAGTATTCCAGCAGATGAAAACATAGGAGATGATGTAGAAGGTGGAATAGGTATTAATGAAATTCTTAACTTTGCTAATGAAAACGAAGAATCATTTACTGAAATTGAAGATTTCTTTGATGAAATAGATGATATGCCAAAAGCTGAATCAGAAGCAATGTATAAAAACCTTAAAGATTTTGCTAAAATAAGTGATTATCAATCAGCGGTAGAAGTTTTTCAAGAAAGTGATTTTGAAACTCAAGATGAATTTTTAGATTACTTAAAAAAATGTAGTAAAGGATAAAATAAAATAAAATGGCTAAATGTATAAATAGAAGTGCATTAGAATATGCTCCCTTGTTAAAAAAATATAAAAGTCCTGTTAAAGTAGATAGTATTATAAACAACTGGCAAACTTTTAATGGTAGTGATTTATTTCCTACTGTAGCACAAGCTGAAGAATATCTTAATAATAAAGCAGCTGTGTATTCATTAAAACAAAAAGAATTTAATGAAGCTTTAATTGGAAATTTAAAAAAACAAGGATTAGTACAAAGAAGAACTATAAATGGTGAATTAAAAATCTTTGTGCAAAATACACCTAAAGAAGGAGCCCCTTATATATTTAGAGCAGAGAAAGGACAAATATTAAATAATGAACAAGCAAGAAAAGTAGCAAGTGATAATTTTAAGAAAGTTATAAAGTATTTGCAATTTCACAATATTCCTTATAATTATTTTACTCCTGTAAATACTACTAGAACTATTAGATTAGACATTAACGAAAGTGCTGTTAAACCAAAAGATGTTATAAATATTGGTAAAAAAGCTTCTAGAAAAATGTCACCTAATACTATGGCAATATTAGATCATATGATGCAAATGTTTCCACAAGTAGAAGTAGAAGTAGTAAGTAAAGAAAAAGCACGTAGATATTTTGAATCATTACCACAAGATATAAGAGGGTTAAATAAAAATAAATTTAACCAGGTAAACTCCTTTTACTATAGAGGGAAAGTAATTTTAATACAGGGACGAGTAAATAATGAAATTGCAATTGAAGAAATGTTGCATCCTTTTATTAATGCTGTGGCTTCACAAAATGAAACTTTATTTAATGGATTATTATCAGAAGCAAGAGAAATGTTTCCTGAAATGGTTGTTAAAATTGAAAATGCATATAGAACAAGTGATGATGTATTTTTTGATCAAACTCAAATAAATAGAGAAATTGTAACACAGGCTTTATCTAGACATTTTAATAAAGAGTATGAAAACAATCCGACAGAAAGTTGGATGACAATGATAAAAGATCTTTTTGATTTTTTTATGACAATATTAAAAGATTTACATCAATATATTAGTGGTAAAAAATTAAGAGGGGTTAGAGTTGAATCAATATCTGAAAATGCAACATTATCTGATATTGCCAGATTATTAAATACATCTGATATTTCATTTAATTTAGCATTATCAAGAAAAGATAAAGTAAATAAAGTTCAATATTCTTTATCACCTGAAAAAACAAGCATTGTTAAAGCGGCAATGTTAAGAGGAAATGAATTACAACAAAAAGTTGTTTCACAATTATTTCATACTGTAGCTTTAAAACCTCAAGAAAAAACTGAATATACTACTCCTGAAGGAGATTTTGATTTTCTAACAGCAACCGGGGCAAGAGACGGCAAAACTATTATAGTATTAAATAAAGCAGATCATACATATTATAATGTAGAAACTGGTGAAAAATATACATCAGCAACAACTGTTATTAAAGGGACAATGCCTGAACAACAAAGAATAGATAAAAGGATATCTCTTGATTTAGGAAATGATTTTGATGCAATTGCAGATGGTATAGCTGCAGGATTAACTTTAGAAGATATACAAGATAAATTAACAATATTAGATGCTGATATTGCAAGAGACGCTTTTAATCAATTAAAAGTAGCTGTATTAGGAATAAAAGCAGAAACAGGAAGTGTTAGTGAAAGAGATCAAAATATTGTTTTACCTCAAGTAATTTTATTTGATGAAAAAACAAAAACAGCAGGTACTGTAGATTTAATGGTAATAAATACTAGAGGTGAAATAAGAATTATAGATTTAAAAACCAGTAAAAATTCAGTTAAAAAACTTGATAAATTTTCTAAGAGTCCTGCATACAGTACAAATACTTATCCTGTGGCAGAAGATTCTAAATTATTATATGAAACTAAAGATGGGCAATATGTTTTAGATGATGCAGGTAATAAAATAAGAAAAAAAGATAAAAAAGGTAAAAATGAAAGAGTATTACTAACAACTAAACAACAACATAATTTACAAGTTAACCTCTATAGAAGGATGGCAGAGAATATGGGATTAACTCTTGAATATGGTTCAAAAGGTGAAGCAGCACAAACTTATCATATCCATGTTCCTTGGTCAGAAAAAGATTTTAATGAAGATGGTAAATATGTAGGTGTTTTTCAAATAGAATATTTTCAAAATCATCCAGAGCAACAAGATGAAGATCTAATAAATGAATTAATTCCTATTGATACAAGCATGTTAAGTGCTAAAAGAATGCAAGAAATAATTGATCAAAGTGATGAAGGGCCTTTAAAAGATGGTTATGTAGATGCACAAGAAGGTTTACCTGAAGATATTACTGATGCTAATGGTCATACAGAATACAATACTATTTTTACAGCATTGCAAGATTTTAAACAAGGATTAATTAAAAGAAAAGACGCATTATTACAATTAAGATCTGCAATTACATTAGATAAAACAAGAGCAGAAGCTATTGAATTAATTGATGATAAAATAGCAGCTATAGAAGTAGCAACTATAGTAGGTGGAGATAATAAAAGAATGTCTGGTGAATTAACTAGACTTTTAATAGATTCTATAAGAGAAATGGATACATTTATAAAATTTATGAATGATCCAAAAAATTATAATTCCCAAAAGTATATTAATTATGCTTTAAATTTTGAAAAGTTTATTACTAGCTATAGTGGTTTAAGAAATTTAAAAGGGTCTGAAGATCTAAACAATTCACAAATGAAGCTTTTATTAACATTAGAAAAAAGACTTCAAGATATAGGTGGTTATGAAAAATCAGGCGGAGAAGTAGTACAAGGTCTTATAGATAGAGCTATTGAAAATTATGTTAGAACATATGTAAAAGAAAATAGTAATAGAGAAGATTTAGATGATGCTACTTTAGATCAAGTATTAAAATTAGGTGAAGATATAGGTCTTTTTGAATATGGGACATATGATTTATCTACATCAAAAGATACATTGCTAGCATTAATGGATAAAATATTTAAAGCAAAACGCCAACAAGTTTTAGATAATATTGCTAATAGAGAATATAGAATAAGACAAGCTGCTTCAGCTTTAGCTAAACTATCTCCAGGAAATGATCAAAATGAATTTTATGATTATATGTTAGAATTTGATGAAGAAGGTGTTCCAACAGGAATGATTGTTCAAAAAATTGGTCAACAATATTATAATCAAAAGAAAGAATTATATAGCAAACTATCTGACGCTAGTGGTACACCACTACAATATAGAGAGATTGATGATATAGAAGAAGCTAAAAGAACTCCAGAAGGTAGAGAAAATATTAAATATAATAAAGAGCTTCATAAAAGAAAAACAGAATTTGCTTTATTTATGAGAGCTGAATATACAGAGGGCGGTAAATTAAGAAAAGGTAAATATCATTATTATGATGATGAATTTATAAATGCAAGATTAGAACATGAAAGATATGTACAAGTAGGAGACAATCATGGACATTGGGAAGCAAAGCCGGGAATATCTCACGCAAAGTATCAAAAATATTTAGTTAAATATTATGATCAAAGAGATGGGCTTACTAAAGCAGAATATATTAATGGTGAATTTACAGGAAAAGTTTATGAAGTTCCTACAAGATATTTCCCTAAAAGAAAGTTTGTAAAAATACAAGAAAGTTATTATGATGATAACGGTGTATCTAGATCACAGTTAAGTAAAAAATATCAAGAAATTATGAATCCTACAGATGCTTTAGGAGAAGCTAGAAAAGCATTTTATGAAACTTATGTAGAGATTTACAATGACATGTTGGAAAAATTACCCATGACTACTAGAGACAAAATGTTAGGTAAAATGCCTTTAATTAAAAATACTTTCTTTGAAAGCTTAAAAGCAAAACCAAATGTAGTAGCTAATCTATGGACTAAAATGAGTAGGGGTACTAAAGATTTTTTTACAAGTACTGCACATAGTAAAAGAGTAGTTTTAGATGAACAAGGTAATTTAACTGATCAGTTACCTATATTTTATACAGGTAGCCCAAGAACAGAAGAACAATTGAAAAAAATTCTTGATGATATAGAAGCATTAGAAGAAAGATATCAAAAGGGAGGTGTTAATGGGATAACATTTGAAAACTATGAAAAAGAAATGGCAATCCTAAAAGGAGAAGAAGCTAAAATAAGACAAGTTCCTACAAGAGAAGAGTTAAGTAAAGATATGGCGGATAGTTTATTAAGATTTACTGCAATGGCAGAAAATTATGAAGTTATGGGCCAAGCAGAAGATACATTAAATGCTTTTCTTAAAGTAATAGAAAAAAGAACTTATACAACAAGTGACAATGTTGTTACAGCATATGTAAAAGGTAGAAAAGAAAGAATTGGAGAAGTTAAAGGTACAGATTCACTTGTTTATAAAAGAGCAAAAAAATGGTTAAGCATGGTTTACTATAACAATGACGCAATGAGTAAATCTACCGGTGATAAAATAGTATCTAAATTAATTAGATATTCTTCATTGTCATATGTTGCATGGAACCCATTTGGAAATATAAATAACTATGTTATTGCAAGATTAAATAATGGAATAGAAGTGGCAGGACAAAGATATTTTTCTGCCAAATCATATGCAAGAGCTACAGCTGAATTTGATAAAAGAGTTTTACCAGATCTTGTAAGAAAAACTGCTTTTGCTGGAAAAAATTTTACATCAGGTCAATATGATCAGTATGAACCACAATCAAAATATGAAGCTTTTGTTGAATTATTTAGAATGATGGATAATACTGCAGATATCCGTGAATCAGGTTATAATGGAAAAAAAGGTTTGTTTTCTAAACTTATGGATTTAGGTTACTTACTACAAGATGGTGCGGAATATAATGTACAAACTAAAGTAGGAATGGCCATGATTATGGATGTTCAAGTTAGAAGAAGTGAAGATGGGCCAAACGGAGAAACATTAAGTTTATGGGATGCTATGGAATTTGATTCAGTTACTCATAAATTAAAATTAAAAGAAGGTTATGATCAAGTAGGAGAACGTAATAGTGCTAATCCAAATAATGCGGAAAGGCAGTGGAAAGATTTTACAGATGATTGGAGATATCAATTTAGAAATAAAATACGTGAGGTAAATAAACAAATACACGGTAACTATGCTCATGAAGATAGAATGGTAATTCAAGCACATTGGGGTGGTGAGTTATTAGCTCAATTTCATAAGTGGGTTGTTCCGGCTATTAAAGCAAGATATAGATCTGAATATTTTGATGAAAATCTTGGTTGGTTAGAAGGCCGTTATACAACTGTATTACAAATGACTAAGTGGTTATGGAAAAATAAAGCTAATATGCGTAATCTTAAAGAACAATTTAAAAAAGATTATGGTGAAGGCAATAGAGCTAAAATGAAAGTTTTAAATCTATATAGAACAGCCGGTGAAGTAGCTATAATGATAACTACACTTACATTAGCAAGTATATTAAAAGGTTTATGGGAAGATGATGATGACGATTCACCAGAAATGAGAAGGCTTAAAAATGCTACAGTTTATCAAGCAGATAGAGCTTATAAAGAATTAATACAATTTGCATGGTTTACACCAGATGGTATAAAACAAATATGGCAAATGGTAGGATCTCCTGTTGCTTCTACAAGAACATTGGGAGAATTAACTGAAGCTTTTGTTTCAACTGTAGATTATGCATATTATGGATTAACTCAACCACCAGAAGAATTTTATAAAAATTCAGAAGTTTATTATCAAAGAAGGCCACGTAAAGGTCAACTTAAACTAGCAAAAGAATGGGCGGATGCAGTTCCAGTAATATATGGTATTCAAAGATGGTTTGATTTTGAAAATCAAAAAGACTTTTATATCAAGTAATATTAGTAAATTTATAAAGTTTACTTTAATATGGATAAGTCAAAATTTAGCCATACCCTTTTGGATTGTTGGTCATATACATTTATCAATTCACAATTTTCATGATTTAATAGAAATATTTTCATCTATTGGTATGAATATTTTGGTAGCAATAGGATTTTTGTTAGATTATAATAGTAATGAATTGGACAAACATAATCAACAGGAAGAGAAAGCTAACTGCAACAGAAAGAATAGCCAGTAGAATAGGGTATTTAGGTGCAGGATTTTTAATAGCAGCACAATGGACCATTGAGCCAGCACTTTATGTGTTAGGGTTTTGTTGTGTTATTGTACAAGTTCTTGTACGAAAGCAATGGAATTTAGTAGCATTAAATATAAATGGTTTATTAGCCTGGTTAAAACATTTATTTTTATAATTAATCTTTAGATGCTAAAGTTTCTTCAGTATAAAATACTCCGTGCCTTACTTGTTTGTTATTCTTATATACAACAAATCTGGATGTATTTCCAATAGTATGTTCAATGTAAAGTTTATTCCCTTTTTTATCTTTAATGACCTTTATATCATACCCTAACATATCTTTTGCTTCTGTAACTTTATTTGATTTTTTAAGCAAATTTTTCTCATAGGCTTGAGAATAACTTAAAGTGAACATACTTATCATTAATATTGATAGTATGTATTTCATAAGGTATATTTCCTATAAAGATAGGGATTTTTTTAATACAATGTTATGTTTATGTTAAGAAACTTCTTTGTTATAGCTATAATAAAAGGGAAGCATTGCTACTTCCCTTATTATTAAATTGGTAAATTATAATATAATCTTTCAATCCAACACATAATTATTGGATTTCACAAGCACCACCAGCACATGCTAATTCACCTGTTAGATTAGTTTCATCCTTTTCTTCAATAATTTTAGAAAGATCTATTTCTTTTAGATATACTAACATATCTTCATATTCTTTCTTAGTAATATCTTGAAAAGGAGCTTGTTTATATGTACCACCATTATAAGGTAATACAGAAAGACCATTATAATATTCACGGTTATCCCACATCCAATCACCTGCAGTTTCCCATTCATTTTCTTTTAAACTAATTGTTGCAGAAACATTATGAGTATTAGATCCAGTTCTATGACCTGGTTTAATCCATTCTTGTGCTATACGTTTAACTCTATCTAATAATTGAAATGGAGACTCAGTTCTCATAATTGCACCTGATGGAGCTTTTTGAGGAATACTGATTACAGCTGTAGTATGAGGACTAAAATACTCATCTTCAACTAGTTCAGGGATATTCTTAGAGAGATACTCATAAATAGCTTCATTCTTACCAACACGTAAAGTACGTATATAATAATCATTATGCCATGCATGAATGCCAGAGGATGTTCCTAAAGTAAGAGATGTAGTTCCTGCAGGTTTAACAGTTGTAGTTCTAGCAGACTTATTAATACCAATAAGTTTTGCTACTCTACTATTTTCTCTCTTTACAACATCTGCTGCTTTGCTCATATCATATCCAAGTACAGCACCAGAACCAATACCAGTCATTGATACACCAATTAATGCATCTTTTTCTGTAGTTTCTCTCCATATATCTCTTAAATAATGAAAATCAGTGTATCCGGCCTGAAGAGTTCCTATAAATGCAGCAGCTTTAACTCTTGCATTAAGATCTTCCTGTGATTCAATGTTAGATACATTAACTTCACATAAATTACAGAATTGATATGGACGTAATGCAATTTCACAACAAGGATTAGTTCCCCAATCTTTGTCATTGTTGAAATAGATACCTGGTTCACCAGCACCACTTGCTTCTACACGCTTCCATAGATCCATAAAGAATTCTTTAGTAATTCTATGTCTCATTAAAACTGCAGAATTATTAGCACGGCCACGTTGTGGATTTAATTCCCACCAGTTACCAGACTTACTTGCAATCATATCATTATCATCAGCAGAAAATAAACTAATAAGTGCAGCTCTACGAATACCACCTGCCAATACTGCATCAGCAATATGACAAACAATATCATGCACTTCTAATGTTGATAGTTTATCACCATCTTCTTTACTTTCTAAAATACCGGTTAGTTTAACAATACATTCTTTAAGTGGTTGAGGACCAGGGGCCTTACCACCAGATGTAACAAGTCTTGCACCTTTTGGACGGATATCAGAATAGTCAAATTCAATACGAGAACCTTTACCATTTAAGTAAGATTTCATAAGAACTTTAACAGCATCTGCCCAACCTTCAATTGAATCACCAATTAAAAACCTTCTTTTCCTTTTTGGGTAAGGTTTATTAATAGGTGGTAATTTTGCTACGTGATGCTTTTGTACAGAGTAACCAACACCGGTTCCTCCTAATAATAAAAACATAATCTCACTAAATGAATCAGTATGATCTATAGGTAAATATGCACAGTTATAAATTCTATTTGGACTAATTTCAATAGGTTTACCTCCAAATTGCATTGATCTCATTGATGGTAAAACTTTTTTATCATAAACAAATTTATAAGCATCATTAATTTGATCTTTTAAATCAGGATATTTCTTTATATGCATGTTTTTATTTCTTGTAACAAGCTCTTTCCAACTTTCCCTACGGTTTAATTCTGGAATAAATCTTGCGTACTTCATATAGACAGTGATTTCACTTAGAATTTGATTACTTAATTCCATATTGATTGTTTTAAAATGTTAATATTAAATGATGATTAGCCTCCTTGCTAATCTGTGGCATTGTATCTTTAAGATACAGAAATTTAATTTACTATACAAGATGATGATAACCTAATGTTATAAAAAATATTCCAATGTGTATGCCAACACAATTTTGAAATTCTTCATTATCATCTCTTACTTCACAGTTTCTAATTTTAATTCCAAGCATTGGTTCTTGGGGTAAAAAATCTAGAAAAAGTCTATGTTTATTGTTTAAACTAATGCTAGTTTTAACTTTTGGTTGTTTTTCTTCCATATAAGTTTAGTTTATATTGTTCAAAATTAAGGAAATTTAATAATTTCTTTGTATATTATATTATAAGCATTAAATATTAATGCATGTAAAATTTTGTTTATTTACGATGTTAAAAAAATTGGCTCATATACTAAAGTATTATGATTCAGAACCTACTGAAATTATGCAGGGTTTGATATGGTTCATATTTTTCCCTCTTATTTACATTTTAGAAATAGGTTTAAACCTTTGGATTGTCATTCCAAGTATTTTAATTGGTTATGGTACATTAAGAGCAGTTTGTTTTTTTACTTTACGTAAAAGAAAAACTTTTGCTTATGCATGTTTTTTATTGTCTTTATTAGCTTGCATGTTGTTTTTGTGTGATGGACGGCTATTAAAGGATGCAACCCATTTAGGATGGATATTTGTTGCATTTAGTGCTTTAACAAGTTTAAAGAGAGTTACAGCAAGGTATTATTCAAAAAAATCTTGCCTTAAAAAATGATATAATGGAAAGTTTAGATAGTTTAACCACAGTACTTGTATCTCTGTTTACAGTTTTGTTTTCAGCTGGTGCTTGGAAATTTTATGAAAAAAGGATGGCACTAAAACATGCAGAAAGTTCAGATGAAAAATCAGAAAAAAATATGTACAGAGATGATTTACGAGAAAGAGTAAAAAAATTAGAAGCTTTATTAGAAGAAAGTTCTAAAGAAAAAGACGAGATGAGAGAACAAATTCTTTCTTTAACAAGTGAGGTATCAGCACTTCAAGTTAAGGTTGAGCATCTTGAAAAGGAAAATGAACGTTTGAAAAATATATAAATTTTTTGTATATTAATAGTATAAACTAATAATCATGATTAAAACAATTTTAAACGGTATATGGACATTCAGCCTTAAAAAAGGTTGGGATTGGGTTTGGGATCAAACTACAATAGACGAAAAAGCTATAGAAGTAGCCAAAGAGACTAAACGAAGAGTAAAAGCAGTTGGTGAAGAACTCAAAGATGTGGGTGAAGCAATAGCTGAAGTTGCCGATCAAGCTGGTGATGTAGCAAAAGCAGCAGCTGGTAAAAAACGTCCAGGAAGAAAAAAAGGTTCAACTAATAAAAAGAAAAAAGATGCCTAATTTAAACGGAAAAAAATACTCTTATGATGCAGCCGGGATGGCTCAGTATAAAGAGGATCTTGCAGGTATGCAGATGATGAAAAAAGGTAAAGAAGTTTATAAAACTGGTTCAGAAGTTAAAAATAAACCTTTATACAGAATGGGTGGCGGAGTATGTAAAACATACAAAGGGTTACCAATGAAGAAAAAATAATATTATGGGTTGTGGATGTGGTAAAAAAACCAAAAGGGTAAAAAAAAGTCAACCCAGTAAGTTATTGCAAAGTGGAAAAATAAAATCAGTTTATGATCAAAAAAATTCTACTAAAAGAGGTTTACATAAATACGGTAAATAATGGGAACAAAAAAAGTATCAGGTAAAGCATTAGGTGTTGTAAGATTTAAAGATCTACATGCTCAAGTAAAAAACATTGATAGTACTATTCAAAGTAATTTAGCTCTTGGTACTCCAGGCCCACAAGGTCCACAAGGACCAGCCGGAGCAACTGGCCCACAGGGAGCCACAGGACCTCAAGGAAATACAGGACCACAAGGAAATGTTGGGCCTCAAGGCCCTGCTGGTGCTACAGGAGCTACTGGTGCAACAGGTGCTCAGGGTCCTCAAGGAGATCCGGGTGCAAATGGAGCAACAGGAGCCACAGGAGCTACGGGTGCTACTGGACCTCAAGGGCCAGCAGGACCAGCTGGATCAGGTGGTGGTGGAGAACATTTTACATTAACTTATGTTGCACCTACAGCATCTGGTGTTGGTGGACCTCCATCAGGACCTCCTTCTCAACCAGGTGGTATTGATCAATTTTATTTAGTTGATACTTCCGGTAATTTTAATACTTGGAATGAAGCAGCAACTATGAGATTTAATTCTGGTTCTACTTATAAAGCAATATTTGACTTATTACAAATCTCTGTAGGACCAAATAATTTAAATCATGCACTCTTAAAAATTACAAAGGCGGA